AATGAAAATGGTTTTGTAGCACAAGATGTTGAAGCAGTAATGCCAGATGCAGTACAACAAAGACAAAGAATGGGCGTAGAAGATTTCAGAGTAGTAGATTATAATAAAATTAATATGTATTTATTTGGAGCATTTAAAAAATCACAAGAAAAAATTGAAGAATTAGAAACAAAAAATACAACATTGCAATCAAAATACGAAAATTTATTACTAAGAATTATTGCATTGGAAAATAATTAAAATTGAAGAAAAAAAATAAATAAAATGATTGAAAAAAGTAAAATTTCATTAGAATATTTAAAACTTTTTAAAAATAATGTATTAAAAAGTTTTATAAAAGATAATAATTTAATAAGAATCAAATCATTAAAAAGAAAAAGTGATTATATTGAATGTATATTATATAATAAAAAATATTTAGATGGAACGGAAAAGAAACCATTATTTATAGATCACGGACAATTAATAAAAGAATCCAAAACCAAAACATATGATGAGAATATAGTAGTGGTAGGAATAGATGAAGCTGGAGCTGGTAGTATGATAAGTGGATGTTATATAGGATCAGTGATATTGCCACAAACGAATCCATATAAAGAAGATATATATAAAACAAGTTTATGGAATAGTATTAATGATTCAAAAAAGATAGCACATAAAAAAAGACAAGTGATGTTTGAATATATAAAAGAAATAGCATTGGAATATAATATAGAAATAGTAGATAATGAAGAAATAGATAAAATTAATATAAGAAATGCGAGATTAGAGGGATTTCATCGAACATTAAATAAAATGGAAAAAGATTATGATTTAATATTAGTAGACGGAGATATATTTAATAATTATTATAAAGATGGAGAAAAGAAAAAACATAAATGTATAATTGAAGGTGATAGTAAATATCGTAGTATAGCAGCTGCAAGTATATTAGCAAAAGTTCAAAGAGATAATGATATGATAAAATTACATAAAGAATACCCGATATATAATTGGAATAAAAATTTTGGATATTGTACAAAAGATCATATTCAAAAAGTAGAAGAAAATGGAATAACAAAATATCATAGGAAAAGTTATGGAATATGTAAACAATGGGAAAAATTACCACAAAAATATATAAATATACTATAGTATTTTGGAAATTTCAATAATTTTTAGTGAAAGATTAAAAATCTTAATATATTATAAACTTATAATATATTAGAATTCAATTTAAAAATAAATTAAAAATAATAAAATAATATATATATAAATATTAAAATGATAAATCAATATTTTATGTCAAATAATAATTATAAATTAATAATGAGTGTATTATTTGAATATTTTCAAAAAAAAACATATGAAATAGGAGAAGAAGAAGAAAAATTATGTTATGAAGTAATGGAATACTATTTAATAAATACAAAACAAAATAAAACAGAATCTTTAAAAAAATATTTACAAAGATTAAATAAATTAGTATTAAATAAAATGATAAATATAATAGATAATCATATTAAAAAAGAAATCGAAAAAAAAACAAATGAAAAAAAAATAAATGTAAATAAGAAAGATATGGGGAAAGTATATGAAGAATTGATGAAAGAAAGGGATAATAAAATAATATCAATAAATAATAAAGAAGAAATTCAAAAAAAAATAAAAGAAGATGTCAAAGAAGATAATAGTGAAATATCAAATCAATTTACAAAATTAAATAAAAATAGAGAAAAAGAACAAAAAGTAATCGAAAGTCAATTAAAAAATGAAATAATAGATTATAAAGTAATAAAAGATGGACCAAAAACTGAAGGACAACAAGTATTAATAAGTCAACCAGAAAAATTCAAAGAATTATTAGAAGATTCCTTTACAAAAGAAAGTGAATATATAAAAACTGATACAATAGTTATTGATTCAAGAGATCGAAATACATTAATATATACATCAAATAGTAATTATCAAATAGATTTAGATGAAGAATATAAAAATATATTATCAGTTGAATTAGTATCAATAAATGTACCCAAAACCCAATATTTAATAAATGAAAACAATAATTTATTATATTTTGTTTCAGGTGGGAGTTCATATACAGCAACAGTCCCAATAGGTAATTATACAATAGATGAATTATTAGTAGCTTTAAAAAATAGTATGGATTCATTACAATCTAATACATTTACAATAACTCATAGTACATTAACAAATAAAATTACAATATCAATTTCATTAAATACATTTGATTTAAAATTTGTAGATAAAAAAAATCATATGGGGAAATTATTAGGTTTTATAACAACAAGTGATATAATAGGACAAAGTAGTCAAACAGCACCGAATCAATATAATTTAAATGGACCAACATATATAATTTTACATATAAATGAATTTGAAAATTTATTTGGTAAAAAATCATCAGTTAAAAAAGGATTTGCGAAAATTCCATTAGATGCAACGCATACTGAATATAAATATTTTAAAAATACACAAGATTATCATGTAATTAAAGATTTTTCACCACCATTAGCAAAATTGGCACAATTAAATATTAGATTTTTAAATTATGATGGAGAAGAATATGATTTTGGAGGTTTAGAACATTCAATGGTTTTAAAAATTAGAAGATTAAATCAATCTATCGGATATTTTACAAATTAAATTTATAATTTTTATCAATTATTTCTTTTTGATATTTTAATAAAAATTCTTTAATAAAATTATATGTTTTCATTAATAAATCTTCATTAATAGAATTAATAACGATAGAACCAGTACCATAAATAGAAATTTTAGGAGTTTTTAATTTATTTTTTCTTTTATCAAAAAATTCATAAATTTTCAAATCTAATTCTAATAAAGCAGCTCTATTACTTTTAATATATATTTTATTAGCATCATATAATTTTCTTATTTTATGTTGAAAATCAATAAGATTTATTCTATAATTAGTTTTAAATGAACCATTAACTGTTTCAATACTAATAGATAAATCATCTTTATTAATTAAATTTTTATATGGAATTAAGGTTATTTCTTGATCATTATATTTAAATATTTTATTTGTATTTTGAAAAATATCTAGTAATTGATAACAAACATGTTTTATTTCATTTGAACTTTTAGTACCAGTTATAGTTAAACTTCCTTTACTAAATATTTTAATACATATCGGTTTTTTATGATGATGTTTTTTACATAAAAATCCAATACTTAATTGATTGGCAAAAGTTTTCCCTTTATTTCTTTTTCTTTTATCTTTTTCTTTTTTCATTTGATTTTTTTTTTTTTTAATATCTTTATGACCTTTTATTTGGTTTTTATATTCAATATAGGCAATATTTTCATTTATATCAATATTTTCAAATAAAATTTTCAAATTTAAATATGTAGCTATTTTAATAATCGATGTTATAGTAGATATCTGGAATTCGGTAAAAATTCCATTTTGTTCAACTACAATTTCACAAGTTTTCAGATAGTTTTCATATAATTTATTTGCTTTTTTAAATTCTGTAAGACGATAATATTTATCTAAAATCACCTCGTCGATATTATTCATAGTTTATAGATTAATGATATATTAATTTAAATTTTAAAATTTAAATTAATATAATAAATATGAAATTTGTCACTGTTGCTTTAATTATTTGTAATAAAAAAAATTTAATTGCTCATAGAGCATAAAATATTCCATATAGTTGGTTTTATGAATTCTCAGGTGGAATATACTACCAGAAGATTTATTTTAAAATAGAAACTTTATCAGTTTTATAACAATCTTCTAATTTTAAATCAGAATTTAAACATTTATTTATTTTTTTAAATTCTAAAGAACCATATTTTCTCATTTTAATACTTTTACAATTATTTATTTTTTTTATTTGAGAACATTTTTCTTCTGTTTTACATGGCGTAAAAGATAAATTATTATTATTGTGAAAAGTTAAACAAAAATCATCTTTGTCTTTTATATTTGTGCCATTATAATTATAAATATCAGCATTTTCGCAATCATTTAATATAATTTTTCCATCTTTATTTTTTAAACATTTATTACCTATTTTTATTTTCATTTCACCTTTTTTAGTGATATTTTTTGATTCCATAGTTTTATATATATTTTTATCTTGTTTTCTTTGAAAAGTATATTTAAGAGGATTTTCTCTATTTTCAAGTATATTATTTATTTTATTTTGATTTAAAATAAATTCTAACGGTTTATCTTTAAAAATATTAATATATTGACCTTTTAAATCTTTATTATAATTACCATTTAAAATATCAGAATGACCTTGTGATCCTAAAATATCAACATATAATATTTTATTTTTAATATTAAAATCATTAGTAATACAAATAAAAAAAATATTAAAGTAACGAGAATGTATAAAATTTTCAAATTCGCTAAAAAAAGATATAAAATAAATATTATCTTTGTCATTTAAATTTAATTTAACATTCAATGTTTTTTTAATACAATTTATACGTTTTTCATTATTTTCATTATATAATTGTAAAAAATCATTTATTATTTTTTGGATTTCATTATTTTTTAAAATAATATTTTTTATATTTTTTCTTTTTATTTGTTTTAAATTTAAATTTTTATTTTCTAATTTTTTTAATTTTATTTTATTTATTTTTATAAATTTTTTCTCATATTCATCTCTATCATTATTAATACCAAAATTATGAATTTTATCATTATTATAAGTATAATGTTTAAGAATTTTATTTTTTATTATATCTAATAAATTCATTACAATATATAATAATTAAATATTAAAATTCTTAATTTAAATTTGAAAAACATTTCCTCCATTTTAAACTTTTATATGTATGTGTTAATTCTTCTCCTTTTTTAATGTCTCTTTTTGCAATAATTTTATATGTTAAATTTTCAAAATCACGAATTATTTTAGTATTAGAATCAATTTCACTATTATAAAATGTTGCACAACCAGAAGCGTAAGCCCATTTTGTTCTATCTTCGCTCCAAGTAAATAAATAAGGATTATTATGTCCATTACAGTCTACTAATTTAACTAATCCATATTCGACAATTTCATCTTTTTTAATAAAAATATTTGCGAAAGCTCCTAACCCAGCATTTAGTATATTTGAATTTCTTACAGAAACTTTTGAACAATCTATTAATGTATTCATTTTTATCATAAAATATATATCAATTTTAAAAAAAAATCATATTAATAGTTAGAAAATAATAAATTATATATATTATGACTTACAAACTAAATTTAAAAAAATTTGATTTAAATAAAATTAAAGATGATGCAGTATGTGTATTTATTGGAAGAAGAAGAACAGGAAAAAGTTTTTGTTTAAAAGATTTACTATATAGAAATCGCGACATCCCTTTTGGAACCATTATTTCTGCTACCGAAGATGCTTCGCCATTTTTTGATAAATTTGTACCAAAATCATATATTTTTACAGAATTTAAAGAAGAAATCATAAAAGATATTATTAATAGACAAAAGAAAATTTTAAAAACTATTAAAACACAACAATTAAGTAATGTTGATCCGAGAGTTTTTATTGTATTAGATGATTGTTTATATGATGATAGTTGGTCAAGAACAAAAGCAATTCGAAATATTTTTATGAATGGTAGACATTATAAAATATTATTTTGTTTAACTATGCAATATCCATTAGGTGTACCACCAGCATTAAGATCAAATATAGATTATACAATTATAATGCGAGAACCATATATTTCTAATAGAAAAAAAATTTATGAAAATTATGCTGGTATGTTTCCAGATTTCAGTATGTTTTGTCAAGTTATGGATTCATTAAAACAATATGAATGTTTAATTTTAGATAATAATTCAGATTCAAATAAATTAAAAGATCAGGTTTTTTGGTATAAAGCAGATGAAAGAGATAATTTTAAAATGGGTAGTAATCAATATTGGGATTATCATTATAAAAATTATAATAAAATAAAAAAAAAGAGAGAATCTAATAATATTGATGATTATCAAAAAAAAAATAGAATAACATTAGATATTAATAAATATGAATAAAAAAGAAAAATAATTTAAAAATTATAACATATTTTATATATATATTATAATTTAGAATGTCAAATTACCCAAGAATAATATTAGGTGTTAGTTCTACACAAATTTATAAAAATACTGATAATAATAATTTAAATTTTTATAATAATAATTTAAATATAATATCTTTAGATTCTTCTGGAAATGTCGGTATCGGGGACATCACTCCTAGTTTTAAATTAGATGTAAATGGTACTGGTCGTTTTACTTCGAATTTAACAGTAGACGGAGATTTAACCGTTTCTGGTACAACTATTACAATGAATGCTTCAACAATAGAAGTCGAAGATCCTTTAATATCATTATCATCAAATAATTCAGCTGATGTCACTGATATTGGATTTTATGGTCAATATAATGATGGTACAGTAAAATATAGTGGTTTATTTAGAGATGCAAATGATAGTGGTCAATATAAATTATTTAAAGAATTACAAGAAGAACCAACAACTACTATTAATACTTCCGGAACTGGTTATACATTAGCTGATTTTGAATGTGCGAATATCAATTTAACTGGTGATATAAGTATTAATGGGGTCGTTCAAAGTTTTGGCGGTGGTTCATCTGTATGGACTGAAGCAAGTTCTACAGCTACTTATGATGGTTCAGTCGTTGCTAATGGTAATGTTGGTATTGGAATTGCTAATCCAGATCAATTATTACACATTCACGAAGCTACAGCAAGTACATCAAATTATATTCATTTAACAACAAATGGTTCTGGTTCAGCTTCTACTGATGGATTATTTATAGGTTTAGATTCAGCTCAACAAGCTTATTTTAATAATAAAGAAGATAAAATGATGTTATTTATGACAAATGATACAACAAGAATGATGATACAACCATCAAGTGTTGGTGCCAATGTATTAATTAATAATAATTTATCAATTGGTCATAATTCAACGCCTTTAATACATTTGGCAATTGGTGATTCTGATACTGGTTTCCATTCAATGGGAGATGGTGAATTAGCATGGTATTCTAATCATACAAGAAGAGCTTATTTAACTTCAGCAGGTAATTTTTGTATTGGTCATAGAGATATTAGAGATGAAGTTGTAAATACCGGATTAAGTGAAGCATTGATATTTGCAGATAATAATTCTTATGCAGATGATAGATATTTATTAACTTGTTGGCAAGATTCAAGTAATACTCATCAAATTGGATTTGAATTTGATTATTATACAGGATCAGGTAATACAACTACAACACATAGTCGCGTAAGTATAATTTCAAATGCAAATAATGATGAAGCAATTAATGATTCTGGAAAATTTCGTGCACAAGATTTTTATAGTAATGGTTTTACTCAAATTTATAGAGACACAACAAGTGCTACAACTGATTGTTTGAAAGTAAAAAGTAATTATGGTTCAACTGCAGCTACAGTAGCAGTTATTGAAGCAAATGGAGATTTTGAAAGTTTATCTAATTCATATGGAGGTGTATCAGATATGAGATTAAAAGAAAATATAGTAGATGCAAATAGCCAATGGGAAGATATTAAATCAATAAAATTTCGTAAATTTAATTTTAAAAATACACCAAATAAAATACATATGGGTGTTGTAGCACAAGAATTAGAATTAACATCACCAGGATTAATTAAAACACGAGATGATGAAATGGGAACAAAAAGTGTCAAAACATCAATAATGTATATGAAAGGAATGAAAGCATTACAAGAAGCAATGCAAAGAATTGAAGGATTAGAGACAGAAGATATAAAAGAAAGATTATTTGTAAAGAATATAATCAATAGTCAAAATAAATATAAAGTATTTAATGAATCAACATTTTCAAAAATTAATGGGACACATAAACCTCTTGATATTATTAATGATATGTATTATATTCAATATATGGATAATAATAATAATGTTAAAAAAAATTCACCGGAAACAACACCAATATATTATGGTGTAGGAGAAGAATCATTAAATAAATATATGAATGTTTATGATAAAGATTCAAATAGAATATTACCAACAATATATAGGAAAGGTAAATTATTAAATAATGAAATAGAACTCTATAATCATTTATTAAATCAAGGGGAACAAATATTAGTTAAATTTACAATAGATAATGTAAAATATGAAGAAGAAATATTAGTTACAGAAATTATTGATACAACACATATAAAAATTGATAATACAAAATTACAACAATATTTAGAACATATTAATAATAGAAATATTTTTATTTATGGTAAAAGACAAAAAAATGTTAATATATTAAATGAAAAATTTTTATATAGTTTATCATCTTTATCATTAAGTGGTATAAAAGAATTAACAACAAAATTTCATAATAAGACTGAAGAAACTTTCGAATTAATTAATATTGAAAAACAAGAAAATAATAAACAAAATACACAAATTAAATCAAATACAGAAAATGTTAATAATATTGCAACAAAATTTAATACATTAGTACAAGAACATATGATTGTTAAAGATTTAGTACAAAAATCAGCTGAAACTATTAATAAATTATTATTAGAAAATAATAATTTAAAAAATACAATTAATACATTAAATAATGAAAAAGAACTTAATAAAAAAAATATTGTATTATTAAATGATAATTTTAATAAACAAAATAATATTAATCAAAATAATTTAAATTTATTAAATGAACATATTAAAAAACAACAAATATTAATAAATCAATTAATAGAAAAAGATAAAATGGTGTCTCCCTCTAAATAACCAATATATTCATATTTATTAATATCAATTAAATTATTATTCCAATCAATATAATATTCTGTATCTTTTATTTTAATTTTATTTAAAATATTATTTCTTATTTTATTTTTATTATATATTTTTTCTTTTTTTTGAATGTTTTGAATTTCTTTTTTTTCATTTATTTTTTGTTTTTTAAAATTTTCTTTAAAATAATCTAACATTAATTTTGCTTTTATTTTATATTTTTTCTTTTGATCTATATCTAAATTTTTCCATAATAATGATATATATTTAGATTTATTCTTAATATTTGTAATTTTATCATTATTTTTATTTTTATTTTTATAAAAATCTCTGACAAATAACATATAATCTGTTATTTTTTTATTATTATATAATGTATAATATTCTATAAATGATTCTTTTTCTTTTAATAATTCAGATAATGAATTATACATTATAATTAATGATTCATTATATATTCTATAATATTCATGATTGATCATTGTTTTTCATAGTTCTTATATTCAATTTTAATTTGATACAATACGATAATATATTTCATTTTTACGAAAAATTTTAAATATATCACCAACTTGACAATTAAAATATCTTGATATTGGATCATTAAATTTGATTTGTGGTAACTTATTTTTACCAAATTTTTCTAACATTTGTATTTTTTCTTTTTCGGTTAGTAATATATGTTTTGGAACTAATCTATGTGTAATAATATTAATATGAAAATTTTTAAATAAAAAAACTTCTAAATATTTATCAATTTTTTTTAATTCATTATTAACATATGAATTAAACTTAACTTTAGTTATTAATATTAAATGATCATATTCTTCATTTTCAATTTTTTTCAAACTCACTTTCATCTCTTTTATACTTATTTTTTTTTTATAAAAAATTATTAATAATTTATCAAATTTTAATATATTATCAAATATTTCTTCTATTTCTTCATTATTTAATTTTTTTATTTTTTTATTTTTATTTAAATAACGATTAACATTTATATTTCGACATTTAAACATTTGTATAATATTTTTAAATATTAATGCTAAATCTTGGTTTTTCTTATTCATTTTATAAATATCAATTCATCAATTTTAAATATTAATTATAATTTCTTCTGGTTTTATTTCAACCATTTCAATATGATTTTGGAATTTTAAACATTTTACTTTTGGTTCATAACATTCTTCGATATATTCACCTATATTAAAGAATTCATTTTTATCTAATATTATTATTTTTTTTAATTCTTCAATTATTATCATTTCTAATTTTTCTCTTTTTAATATTTCTCTTAGATATGGTATTTCTATTTTCGAATAATAATATTTTTTTCCTTCTAAATCTAATTTATAATAATCTTCTGGATTAAAATGCATTATTTTATTAATTTTATCTCTTCTCAACCATATATTTATTTTTTTTCGAAATAATATTATTAGTATTAACCATATTATAGTTATTATCCATAATATAAATAATAAAATTCTTTCTGTATTTTTTAAAATCATTTTATTATAAAATCATTTTAAATTTTAATTATATTATAATAAATATATGAAGCTTATAAATAAAATCAAAAATAAATTATTTAATGATATTAGTATACAATTAGATAATGAAAAAACAAAAAAAACTATATTAAATATACTTATTTTACCTGTTATTCAACATTTAAAAAATGAAATTATAAATAAATTTTTAAATAATAATTTAGATATGGATAAACAAAAAAATAATTTATATGATGATTTTTCTAATATAATTATTGAAAATATTAATGATTATTTTTATAAAGAATTATATCCTTTTTTTTTATTTCTTTTTATTATGGTAATATTATTATTTATTTTAGTTTTAGTAGTTATTGTAATTATATTAAAATTGAATATTAAAAAGATTCAATAAACAATGGTAAAAATTATAAAAACTCATATTTATGATATTATTGATATTGATAAAAAAGAAGAAGAAATTAATTTAAATGATATTGATATCGATGATCAAATTATTGATGATGAAGATAATGGTTTAAATATAATTGAAGATTATATTGGAGAAGATGATGAAGAAGAAGATGAAGAAAATATTATTAATAATAATATAGAATTTGATGAAGATGAGGATAATAATGAAAAAAAAATTTTAGAAAAAAAAACTTTTAATTATTTAACTAAATATGAACGATGTTTTATTTTAGGTCTTAGAATTCAACAAATTATGAATAATTCTCCGATTTTTATTAATACTGATTCATTAGATATCATTAATCCCTATAATATTGCTCATGAAGAATTATTACAAAAAAAAATACCTTTAAAAATTAAAAGAAAATTACCAAATGGAAATGTCGAAATATGGAATTTGGAAGATTTGATAATTTTATAAATAAAATAAAAGTATTTTTTAATTATATATGATTATGGAAAAATATTTAATTACTTTATTTTTTATTGGTTTAATATTAATTATAATTGGTTATTATGAAAATAAACGACAAAATATACCTACAAAAATAGAATATAAATTCATTGATAAAACTATTGAAGAAGCTCAAAAAGATAACCAAGAAGTACCTTCTGTTATTTTTAAAAATTTATTTAATAAAGCTCCTATTTTAATTTAAGTCCTAAATATATTTTTATTTTTAAAAAGTAAAAATATATTATACAAATAATACATAATAATATTTATGTCCCTGAATCACCATTTTGAATTTCCCATGGAAAATGCAAGTAAATACAACTTTCATTTTTTCTGGTTTAATACTGCTTTTGATATTGGATAATCGATTTTATTTTTTATTATTTTTTATTTTTTATTATTTTTTATTTTTTATTATTTTTTATTTTTTCTTCTAAATCAGGACAAAATTTTTTTGTTAACATTTCTCCTATCTTTTTTGTACTATCTTCTACTGTCACATCATTATTTGGATTAACCCATCTATCTCTTTCATTTAACATTTTTTGTAATAATTTTAAATCTTTTAATTCTCCATAACATACTTGGCGATATATATGGAAATAATTTTTTTGTAAAAAACTATGTTTTTTTTCTAATGTTTGACATACTTTTACTTTATTTTTTTCTTTTTGATATGGTTTACAATCTTGTTGTAAATTAGCAACACAATTCATTATATTTTGACTTGAATGACTATTATTTGTTTTATGTCTTGTCATTTGTTCTCTCTGTTTTTTTGATACTCTTTTTAATTGTTTAGATTGAATTTTATATTTTAATCTTCTTTTTAATTCTTCTCTTTTTTTTTTCTTTTCTTCTTCAGTTAATAAAAAACCTTCTTCCATATTATATTTTAAATATAAAATTTAATATTTAATTTATTTTGTAGTTATTATCTATCATTTAATCTTGTTGTCATCATTTCTATTTGTAATTGTTCCAATGTTTTACCACATTTGGTCTGGAGTGATTGATTACATAATGGGCATTTTATATCTTCGTTTAACCATTCTATAATACATTTTTTATGATAAATATGATTACAAAATAATTGATAACATTTTGTATCACATTTATTATGATTTTTACATTTTATATGGTAATTATCTAAACATATACAACAAATTTTATCTTCTAAATTATATTTTTTTATATTTTCTTTATTTATTTTAAATCGATTTTTAAATATCACATTTTTTATAAGAGTTTTTTTTGAATAAATTTTTTTAATTCCATATATTCCCATACCTACTCCAATTAAACTAAATAAAATTATCACATCTATCATTTTTTACTTATAATATATATTTTATAATAAATTTTAATTATTAACGTAAAATTTATGATGATATAAATGGTGTTGGTGGAACTATTTCTGGAATAGATCCAAATGTAGTTATAAATGTACTATCTGGACTTTTATAAATTTCATCTTCTTCTATTGGTATATATACATTTGGTATATCATTACAGATAATACAATTTCCCATTTTTAATATATAATAATATAAGTAAATTTTAATAATATTATTTATTCAATTGAAAATAAATCTAATATTCGTTCCCAATAATCATTACATTTTAAACCACTTTCTTCAATATTAATACAATTAAAATATACAATAAACATTAATAGTGCAATAAAACTAAAAAAAGTAATAAATATAACACACCAAACTAGATCTTTTAAACAACACATTTTTATTTTATTGAATTAATCAATTTTAAATAAAATAAGTCCATCTTTAAATCTGATTTTTTAAAATTATAAATATATTTGGTAATAATATGGAACAAATTCCATATGGAAGGTTTTACATTTTAATCCAGATGTTTTTTTATCTTGTATTTCTTGTAATATTACTCCTTTATAAAAATAATGATTATTGTAATTAATTATTTTTTGATTTTTTTTTAAATTATATTTTTTTCTTAAATGATATTCTGTCATCTTTTTTTTCCAAATATTATGCATAGTTTTATATTTTAATATTATAAATTAATTGATTATCTTATAAATCATAGTTCTTTCAATTTTAATAAAATTAAGAAAGAACATATAATAATATATGATTAACTGGAAGTAATAATAAAGCTAAAAAATTAGCATAAAAACTATAACCTACGTGTAATTTATAAAAAATATCTTGTCCAATTTGTTCTTCCAAATCTTCCATAAATTTTTTTGCATTTACAATATATGTAACAATTGGAAATAATAATGTCAAAAAAGATATTAAAAATAAAGTTAATCTAATAAAACCTCTTTTTCGACAACATATAGTGGGAAGTAAAAATACTACTAATGATAAAGCAGATAAATTAATATAATAAATTCCAGATTCTCCTAAATCTGTTTCAAATAATCTATTATCTATACTTTTATAGATTTTATCATATATTATTTGATCTTCATATAAATAAATTGAATCCCAACCAAAAAATAAAGTTTGTGAATTTGAAGTATTTGGGTTAACTATATCTGCTTTCATTAAATATGGTTGCCAATCTTGTGTACCTAAGCTTAAATAACCTGGAACATAAGATAAAGTTAATATACTACTTAATAAAAAAACAACATATTTAATATGATAAAAATTCATATATTGATTTTCTATTTCATCATATCCTGGTGCATTTGGTGCATATCTTATTTGTCCTTCATCATATCTATCTAAATCATTTCTTCCTCGGTTCATTTTATTATTTTTATATTACAATAAAGATAATAAATTTTAAAAAAAATTATATCATATTTTCTCCATGATCTGCAAGTTCATCCATTTCTCTTAATCGATATTTTAAAATACATCTATATACAGAATGATAAATGAAATATATCATGAAAGTTAAACAAATAAATGCTACTATGTACCAAATGATAACATTATTATCATCATTAGTATATTTCTTTCGTGTAACCATACTATGTCTTGGTCCTCCTTCGGCAAATACCGCACGAGCTCTTAACATTTGACCTTTTGTAAACATATATTGTTCGTTTCCATAAGACATATAATTCATAAACATATCAGCTGAACCACACGAACTTGTTTCTGGATAAGTACAATTTTCTGAACCACCACATTCAATATGACTTGTATCTGAATTAGGTGTATCAGCAACACCATCATCAACATCACATCCTCCATCACCCCAAATATGTCTTAAATTCATCCAATGTCCAATTTCGTGAGTAGATGTTCTATCACCGTATCCATTCATACTTAACAATAAGGATCTAATATTTAATACATACCCATCGGTTTCTTTATGATATTTAAAACTACTTGCGAATTGAGCATAACCCATTAAGTAGTTACCGGTACTCATAGGAAGTATATTTACAATCCATACATTCAAATTCAATTCTGGATCAATCACATTACTACCACCATTTTTATCAAATTTTACTGTATTAAGTTTTGAATCATCATCAGCATCTAATTCAAGATAACTATTAACATATATAATTTTATGAATAACAAAATTAATTTTAAAATCAGCCATTAAATCTTGCCAAACTTCTGGTGTTTCAAATCTATCTTCATTTTCTAAATTATAATCCTCATTTAATTGATCGACTACATATGTTTGAATCAATTGTTGATTTAGTTTAAAAGAATGATCTTCAATTGAATATTCATCTTCATTATTATATACTACATGAAATATCATAGGAATTTCAATTTCCTCAATATCTTCATATTCATTATTTTCCATAAATTTTTTAGTATGAGATTCTAATTGTTCATCGATTTGATATTGAATATCTAATTGATGAGAATTAAGATTCGATTTTAAATTATTATTCAATATAATAGAATGCCCAAAAGTAGTAGAAATCAAAAATGATAAAAAGAGCTTCATTATAATATGATATTATAATCAATTTTATTTTCGAAAATATTCTTTTCTTTTTTTATACATTAATTTATCATTCGATTTTTTATTGTTATAAATGAAATTACACGATTCCCCTCTTAATCTACTAATAATATGAAATAAAGACCAAACGCCACAAGAAGAATTATCATATTGGAATTGTTTTTTATTAATAATAATATTCATTTTTTCGTTCATTTTTTTACATTCTTTTTTAAACTCTTTCATTAAATTAATAACTTCTTTTGGTGGATTATCACCAGTAGAATCAAAAAAACATATAGTATTTGAATCTAAATCAAGAAATAATGAAATCCAATGTTCTCCTGGTCCATTAGAAGTATCAGTATTAAAAACTATACCTAATTTTTTTTTATTTTTCATTAATTTTTTTAAATTTAAATTAAAAAATTCTTCGTAAATATATTTAAAATCAATAGGATAAGGTCCTATAAATTCAAAATCTTCATATTTTTTTTCATAATGTTCCATAACATTAACTAAATCTAAAGAAGATAACCATTCATCTTTATCAATTGGACCTTTTGGTTTAAAATCATCTTTAATCATCTTTAAAAATATTTTATTTTTTTTTAAAATACAAAAATCTAATTTAGAATCACAAGTTATTTTTTTTTTAATTTCATGAACTAATTTTTCTTTATTTTTTTTATTATATTTTTGAATATTAATATCTTTATAATAATCAAATCTTTTATCTTTATTTAAACGATTGGCAATCCTTTTTAAAGATTTCATATTCATACAAGTTTTACCTTTTTTAGAATTTATAGAACACAAAGATCTTTCCATAATATAATATATAATATAAATATATATTATAATGAAAAAAATAAAAAAATTTTGGAAAAAAAATAAAATAGTATTTAGATGGTTATTTGAATGTTTTACTTTAAAAATAATTCAATAATTATATTTAAAACAATGTTTTAAACTGCCTGAAGCAGGATTCGAACCTGCGCATCCGAAGATAATAGAACTTAAGTCTACCGCGTTAGACCACTCCGCCATCCAGGCAATATAGTTTAAAGTCTTTTTCGGACTATTGTTTTAAAAAATATTAATTATTTAAAACAAAAAATGTTATTTTGCCGCTCCCACCCGGGCTCGAACCGGGGACCTATCGGTTAACAGCCGATCGCTCTGCCAACTGAGCCATGGAAGCTAATAGTTTAAAGTCTTTTTCGGACTATTTTTAAATTATAAATAAATAATTTAAAAAGATAAAAGCCAAAGAGGAGAATCGAACTCCTATCTTCTATTTTATAAATAGATGTTCTAGCTATTAAACTACAAAGGCATAATATTAATATAAAATTAATATTATGTTATTGGCTTTATTATTCCAATAAGATTCCCATTTAAGGTATGGGATAACCAAAAACTTCTATTATTCTTTATATATTTTTCATATATTTTTCATATATTAAAAATTTACAATTAATTTCAATATAGAGATAATTAGATGTCATTCAAGTTATTTTTTTATTTAGATGATAAAGTTTAATGTCTTTTATCACGACAATTTACTTTATTGTCTTTTAGACAATTATTATTAAAATTAAATACTTAATTTATTTTATATTTTTAATATATATTTTTTAAATAATTTCATCAACTAAACCACAATCAAGACAAGTTTTAGCATCCCACCAAATATCATGTTTTAAAATATCATTTAATTTTCTTCTATTAACATTACTATGATCTTTATAAATATTTTTAATATCTTCCATAAATTTTTTATTATTTTCAAAATCTTCTTCAATTTCCGAATATTTACCCCAAAAACAACTAGATAATTCATGAATTAACATATAAGAATGTTTATAAATGTATCTTTTATAACATACAACACTAATAATAGTGGCGGCACTAGCAGCAATACCTTCAATATAACTATGAACAGGTGTTTTTAAATTAGTAATTTGATCAATCACAGCAAATGCTCCAAATAAATCACCACCAGATGAATGAATATGTAAATTAATATGTACATCTTTAATATTACTTTTTATTGTTGTAATTTGTAATTTAACATCTAAATCTTTTAGAGATTTAATTAATGCATAACATGATTTGGTAGTAACATCTCCATAAAAATAAATATTATTATTAACAACTTCGACAATTTCTTCAGTATCTTCTTTATCTTCTGAAATATTTGGAGTAGAAATAACTAAAGCTCTACTATTATTTAATCTTCTTTTTTTATTTGGTCTAAAACTATAATTCATTTTTGAAATTTTAAATAGTTTCAATTTTAATTTTTTTTTTGATATATAAAGTTAAATATTTTATTTTTTCTAATTTTTGAAAAAAATTTTCAAAAAAATATCTTAAAATTTTTTCATTTTTTTCTTTTTTATCAATCATTATATTAATATTATTTAAAAACATTTTAGTAACTTTATCTTCGGACGGCTGTTGTATTTGTTCTAATTTTGAAATTAAATAATAAAAATATTTTTTAATATTATTCATATTAAAATCTTCAGTATCAATAATAGATTCAATATAATTAGTATTAATATTATTGTCCAAATCATCGATAAAAGTTTTATTTTTAACTATATTTTTGATTAAAATTTTAATATCTTTTAATAATTCTGGAACTTGTTTATGATTTTTTTCCTTTATATTTTCTTCAAAAATATCCCAAAAAGCTCTTCTTACTACTTTTTCAGTATCTGTAAAAATTTTTTCATCAATAAAAATTGGAAGTTTTTTACTTTTATAAAATTCTAATGCTTTTTTACCACCAATAAGTTTAATATTATGTAAAATTTTAGATAAATTTTTTTTTAAACTCAAAATCTCTATTTCTGTATCTTCTTCTTTCTTTTCTAATTGTTCAATATATGTATCAATTGTAAAACAAGTTTGTAACATTGGTCTAATTAAAATCAAAGCATCTCTTGCTTTCCATTTTTCAAAAAAAATAAAATATTTATCTAAATTTCCCTTAAATACTTCATATGTTTTAATACTTAATTTTTTCTCATACATTTCTTCGAAACTATATACTAAATCACTTGAATATAATGACATTTTTTTAGCAAAATCATCTTTATGATTATTAATAATATTAGTATGAAATAGAATAACAAAAGATAATAAAAAAACTTTAGTAGTTTTATTATTAAAACGATATAAAGAATTAACATTTTTCATAGTATCATTTAAAAAATTAGTAACTTCAATTACATAATGTTTATTAGAAATTCTTTTATTTAAATCTTCAAATGTCAATCTTAATAATTCATTATAATTTAACAATTTCATTTTCATCAGAGATAACTTCATTCGGATCAATCTATTTATAATATATAATTAAATTTTATTTATTTTTTTTATACATTTTATATATAACATGTTAAATAAATTAAAAAATTTTTTTATAAAAAATGAATCATTATCTTTATTTTTAATGATTGCTTCATTAATTTCTATTCCTATTTTAATTATATATTTATTAAAAAGTATTACAAATGAATCATTCGATTATAATCCACATAAAGAATTAATTTTCTTTTCTATGCCTGGATGCGGTCATTGTGAAAATTTTCAACCAACTTGGGATTTATTAGTTAAAAATTATGGTAATATTAAAGATATTGAATTAATTCAAGTAATTTCAAATCAAAAACCAGAATTAGTAGAAAAATTTAAAATACAAGGATTTCCAACAATATTATTTATTAAAGATAGTCAAAAAGTATCTGAATATAAGGGTGATAGAAGTTATGAAGATTTAGTAAAATATATGAAATTTTGTATGTCTTCTTAAATCTATTAATAAAAAAAAAATATTATAAAAATATATAATCAAAAATGAAAAATCTTTATGAAATCAATCTTGAATTAAAAGAAGAATATTTAAAATTAATAGATGAAATCTTAAAAATGTTTTTCAGTTTAATATTTTTAGTTTTATTAGAACCAGTGAAAAAATATAATGCTATTTCACTTTTATCTTATAATATTGTTGGTACTTTATTTTATAATTTAATATTTAAAAATATTATTTTATTTAAATAATTTAAGTATTTTCTCTTATAATTATATAAATGTTCGAATTTAATCCCAAATTTTTATTATTTATTCCAGCAACTGTAATATTTTATAAGTTGCTAAATCAAAAAGAAGAAGTAAATGAAAATCTATCATATGACTATTTTGAATATCAACAAGAATTTCAAAAATCATTAACTTATAATAAACATATATTCAAATTTGAAAAACCTAGATTACCAAATAAAAAATTAAAAACAAAAAAAAAATTATTTCAAATCATGGATGATTCAATAAAAAATAGAGAAGTTGAAGAAATTTTAAATAATATTATTGATAAAGTAATAGAAAAATCTGAAAAAAAAATCATAGAAAAAGAAAAGAAAAAAAACATATCTTATTTATCATATTTTAATATTTCAAGATTTATTTCTATAAATAATGATGAAAATTTTGAAAAAGTTAATTTATCTTCTGATGGTTCTTATGATAAAGTATCTGATATTTCAAAAAATTCAGATTTTTCTAAAATATCTAAATTTTCCGAATTTTCTAAATTTTCCGAATTTTCTAAAATAGATGAAGAAATTAAATAAAAATATTTTAATAATATATAAATAAATAAAAAATATGTTTAAACAAAAATATTTATTTGCAATTATACCATTAACTTTATTAACCATATTCATTTTATATGATTTATATAAAAAAAAAAACATGGAAATAGTTTTAAAAGACGAAAACGATATTACTAATCAAATAGATATAGGTTTATCTCAAGAAGATAAATATTTAGGACAAATTGTACAACCTTATCCTAAAGAATTACTACCAAAAAAATAATTTAAATGTTTACCAATATATAAAATTATAATTTTATTATAAATGTTACATTACAATAAAATCGGAGTTATTGGTTTAAATAATAATGGAAATACTTGTTATTTAAATGCATGTTTACAATTATTATCACATTCAGGGAAATTAACTTTAAAATTATATAATTATATGAAAAAAAATGAAAAAAAATTAACAAATATTGAAAAAACTTTATTATATTTAATAATTAATAAATGGTTTACTAATAAAATAAATTATAATCCTTTAATTATTCAAAAAGAAATTGCTAAAGAAAATGATTTATTTAATCCTTTATATTGTAGTCAAAATGATAGTAGTGAATCTATGATTTATATAATAGATTTATTAAATAATAAATTTTCAAATATTTTTCAAAGTAATATAAAAAATCATTTAGAATGTAATATTTGTAAAAAAATAAGAACAAAAGAAGAATTTTATAATATTATTAGTATAGAAGTAAAACATCATATTAATGAATCAATAAAAGATTTTTTTAAAAAAGAAAAATTAGAAGATAAAATAAATTGTGAAAATTGTGGAAAAAAAACTGAAACTTTTAAAAAATATAAATTTAATAAGTTATCTGATAATTTAATTATTCATTTTAAAAGATTTAAAAAAATTAATAATACCTATATTAAAGATAGATCAAAAATAATTTGTCCGGATTATATTACTATTAATAAAAATAATTATGAATTACGAGGTGTAATTATTCATTCTGGAACTATTAAGGGTGGACATTATTATTTTATAGGAAAAAATTTAATTAATATATGGTACAAATATGACGATATATTAGTTAAAAAATTATATAATATTGATATTATCAATGAAGGTTATATTTACTATTATGAAAAAATTATATAATATAATATATATATATATATAAAATGAATTATATGGTAAGAAATGGTATAATAATATATATTCCAAAAGCATATGATAAAATGGATCCAAAAGCTATACAAAAAAAGATAGAAAACAAATATAGAAATCTAAAATGGAGACAACAAAATTTAAAAAATGATTGTGAAAATAAAAAAAAGAAAACAAAATTAACATTTCATAATTCTCAGCTTTTTTTAAAAGATTATTTTTCACCAAGAAATATACAAAAAGGCATGATAATAAATCATAGCGTAGGCGCAGGCAAAACATGTAGTGCAGTAGCAGTAGGATCAAGTTTTGATAAAAAAGGATATAAAATATTATGGGTAACACAGCATAAATTAAAAAATGATATGTGGAAAAATATATTAGGTAATTTTAGTTGTCATTCTGGTTATAGACATTTTAATGATAATTATGATATACCAGAAGATTTTAATAAACAAAAAAAAGTTTTTCATAAAATTACAAAAAAATCATGGTACCCACCAATAACATATAAACAATTTTCAAATGCATTATTAAAAAAGAATCAGCTTGGTTTAGATTTATATAAAAAAAATGAAATAGATCCATTGAAAAAAATTTTAATAATAATTGATGAATCACATAATTTATTTAATAAATCATTACCAGAACATCAAAAACCGAATATATCGATCATAAGGAAAAAAATATATGAATCATATAATATATCAAAAGAAGATTCGGTAAAAATAATATTATTAACAGCGACTCCACTATTAGATAATATAATGTCATATTTTCGTTTAATAAATTTAATAATAGAAAAGAAAAGAAATAGATTTATAACAAATTTAAAAAAATTCGAAGAAAAAAATATAAAAGATAATAAATTTTCAAAAGAAGGTTTAAAAAAGTTTAACGAAAATACATCACGCCTAGTATCATTATTAGATTTATCAAAAAATAGAAATAAATTTGCTCAACCAACATTTATCGAAAAAGAAATATTAGTCAATGAAGTAGAATCAGAAGAAATTATAAAAAATGAAATAAAAGATTTGAAAGAAAATATTAAAAAATTAGATGAAAATATTAAAAAAGAAATAAATTTTGATTTTAAAAATCAAAAAGAATTAATATTATATATAAAAAATAATGAAAATATAGAAAAAAAAATAAAAAAATTAAATAAAATTTTAGAAAAAGAAATTACAAAAAAAGATATTGAATTATTAAAAAAAAAAAAAACAAATAAAGAAGAAAAAGAAGAAATAAAAAAAATAAAAAAAAATATAAAAAATACAATAAATAATAAAAAAGAAATATTTAAAAAAGAAAAAAAAAGAAAAAAAGAAATATTAAAAAAAGAAATAAAAGAAAAAAATGAAAAAATGGAAAATAATTCTAATAAATTAGATTATCAAATTAAAAAATGTCAAAATAATAATAAAAAAAATAAAAAAAAAGAAATTAAATGTTTACAAAAAAAGAATTTATGGAATTCAGATAAAGAATTAGCTAAACAATATAGATTTGAAAATAAAAATTTTAATAAAGAATTATTAAAAAAAAATATTCTAAAATATTCCGATAAAATAGATTTATTATTTAAAAATATTGAAAGAATTGATCAAAAAACTTTAGAAAAAACTGGAAAATTATATAAACATATTATTTATGTTCATAATAATGGATATCAAGGAATGAAATTATTAATAAGTTGTATGATAGCAAAAAATTATAATTTTTTATTACAAAAAAAAGATAATAAATTAGTATTAGAAGGGAAAAAAAGTTATCAAAATTTTTTAACTTTAACAAGTGGCAATATATATGATAAAACATTTAATAAAAAAATAACAAAAGAAATAAATGAATTATATAATGAGAGACCAAATAATATAAATGGAGAAAAATGTAGATTTATATTAATAGATTATAATTATAAAGAAGGAATTGATTTATATGATGTAAAATATTTTCATATATTAGATTCATATTTATTTGAAACAGAAATGCAACAATTAGTTGGAAGAGGGACAAGAAATTGTGGTCAAAAAGGATTACCTTTTAATAAAGGTTGGAAATTATTAACATATTTATATTATAATAGATATGATAAAAAACGAAATATAGAAGATATTATCAAAAATTTAAGAGCTAAAAATATAGGAATAACAGAATTTGATTTAAAAATTCGAAATGTAATAAAAAATAATATTAAAAAGAATGCGATTGATTTTTTATTAACAAAAAATTTAGATAAAAAATAAATATTTATCTCGATCTAATTAAATTTGATGATGCTCTATATCCAAGAGAAATATGTGGATTTTTTATATTAGAAATATTTTCTTTAATAAATTTACCATTGTCTGCGGAATAAATTATATTATTAACATAAGGCATATTTTTTTTAATATATTTAATACAATTATAACAAGGTTTTGATTGTATTGTAGAATTTTGATTTTTAGAATAACGAATAACCCATAAATCATAACTTTGATAATCTTTTATTTTTAATTTTTTATTTATTCTTTTACCAATCATAACTTCGGCATGAAATGAACAAGATTTGAAATCTTTCCCATATATATTTTTTTGCATACATATTACTTTATTACCTTTAACTAAACAAGCTCCGTGCTTACTTCTCATATTACTATCTAAGGCGCAATATATTAATTCTTGAATAATTTGTTGTTTTTTTGCCGAAATAACTTCGAATTTCATTTTATTTATATTTAATAATTAATAAATATAAATTTTATTCTTATTAAAAAATAATAATCAATTTTAATTATAAATATGATGATAAAATTGTTTTTACATTAATTAATTTTTTTTGTTCAATAATAGAATTATGAATTAAATCAATAATAATATTAATTTTATCATTTAAACATACAATATCAAAATAATCAATATATTTTTGTAATTCAATTAATTCTTCATAATTTAAATTAAAAATCAATTGATTTAAAAAATTATCACGGAAAATAAAATTAATTAAGCCATTATTATATTTAAGTTCAATATCATTTGTATTTGAATAAATTAAATAATTTAATAAAAAATTTATATATTTTTTATTATAATTTAAATGTATTTTATATTTGATTCTATTTATTTCTTTTTTTTTTTCAAAAAAAAAATTTAATAATTTAGAATTTTTATAATTTATATCTTTAAATATTAAAATATTATGATCTAAATCTTCGCTGAATGTTAATATTATAAAATCGCCATATAAATATTGAATTAAAATATTTTTTATTATATTATTTTCTTCTAATAAGCTTCCGAATATACTTTTTATTTCTAAATACCTATCTTGATATTCTAATATTTTATTATATTGATTAATATTTATATCCATTACTAAACAATAAAAATTTTTAATTACAGTAGATAAATAATTCCACATAAATAATGTATATAAATAATATATATTATTTATTATTTATTAAATAAATAATTAATTTATAAAGATTTAATTAATGTATGACCATTCCATTTCAACCATTCATAAGGACTTTTAGTATCATCTTTATATAAAGCAACAATATCATTAATTTCCAAATTATAAATAGAATGAAAAGTTTCATAATCATTCGGATTAAATAAATTATATTCAATTCCAATAATTGTTTCTTTTTTATTTATTTTTTTTAATAAATATGAAGTTGAAGGAGCATAAACATAAATTTTTTTCATTTTTTTATTTATAATAATGATTAAATTTTAATTAAAAAATAAAATATAATAAATAAATATACTTCAAATGTTTAAGAATAAAAAAAAAGAAAGTGTAAAAAAACAAAAAATACGAGAATTAACTGAATTAGTTGAAATAAATAAAATAAAATATCAAGAAGAATTAGAAATATATAAAAAACATATAAATGATAATAAATTATTATTAGATAATATTTCTCATGATTATGATAATATTATTAAAGATAATACTAAATTAAGAGATATAATATTAAAAAAAGACCACGATATTTTCGATTTAAAACAAGAAATACAAACAAAATTACAAGAGAATGTAGTTGAAGTACAAAATTTTAAATTTTTATTAAAAGAACAACAAATACTATTAGATAAAGAAAAAAAAGAAACTTATAAATATAAAAGATTATATAATAAATATCATTTTATGAATACGTTATTAAATGATTTAGAATAAATAACCTATTTTTTAAGCTTTAATTTTTTAGGAATATAACAATATTGTAATAATTTTTTTTTTTGTTTTATAATTTTTTCATTTTTTTTTGATAATACTAATTTAGATTCTAAAATAGCATTATTTTCCATTTCTTGTAGTAATTCAGTATTAATTTTTTTATTTTCATTTTTTAATTTTTTAATTTTTTTTAATAAATCTACATTAGTCATATATAAATCATGATTCTTTTCTTTATATAATTTAGATAAATTTTTATAATATTTTTTTTTATCATTATCTTGTTCATATTCAGGCGCAGATGGTTGTAATACTGAATATAGTATTGGATAATTTGAATTATATCCTTCTAATTCTTCTAATGTTGTCATTATTTATTTTATTTTTTTAAGATTTTAAATTTTAAAAAAAATATTAATTTTAAATTTTAATAATAAATTAATTTAATTTAAAAAATTACTTAATTATATATTATTTTATTATGTTTGAAATAGGTCAACGAGTTCAAAATAATAGATTATTAAATAAATATGATTATAGTCAAGAAATTAAACCTTATATTGTTACAACCGTTAATGCTAATATTATTAGTGATACGGAAAATTTCGATCCCGAATCAGGAGGGGGACAAATGGAAGACGAAATTGTATTAAAAGATCTTGAAAATATTGAATCAAAAGCCGCTACAATTTTAGATTTAACTGTTACTACTTTAAATTCTTATGAATTATCGCCCGCTTTTATTAATGCTTTTGGTGTTAAATCTGGAAATAATGTTACTTTTCAAGGGAGTTTAAATCCAGATGATAAATTTATTTGGAATTCAGGAGTATCAACTTTGAATATTGATGCAAATTTGAAAGTTGGGAGATCATTTATTCATCTTAATTATCCATTTGGCGAATATGGTATTCCTCAAACGGAATATAATACTGATATTGGAATGATTATGCAATATTGGAACACTGATTATTTAGGAACTAAAATGGCTTTTTTTGGTATGGATGGTAGTACAAATAGAATGAGATTTATGACTGGTGTATCAAAGGGGTCTTTTAATGATAAAATCGTATCAGATAATGATACAGGAGTAGGACATAAAACATTTGGGGATTTAGAAATAAATACTTTATATGTTAGTAAAATAGTAGAACACGATGATGGTACAAATGGTTTGACAATAGAATCAAAAACAGGAGATTTAAATATAATTTCAGCAGGAGATTTAAATTTTTATGGAACTAATGTAAATTATAATATTTCAGGTGGTTATAGTTTAGTAAATATGAATGATGATATTAATTTTACATCTATCAGTAGTAATCTTAATTTAACAGTTACGCAAGGTGATACAAATTTAGATACTTTTAATGGAAATTTAGATATAAATGTTCTCGGAGATTCAACAAATCAAATTATTATACAAAATTCTGCTGGTGATATTAATGTTGTTACTGGTTCAACAAATTCTGATTCTATTCATATGGATACAGATGGGGGTGTTTTAATGACTACTGAAAATTTACAAGTTGTAACTGCAAATAATAATGAAATTAATTTTGATGACACAGGTTTAAATTCAAATGTTGCGAAAACAGATTTTCAAAAATGGATTCCATTTAAAGATTTTAATGTAATTGATGGTTATTGGCTTACAAATAGATCTTTAATATCTGGATTACCAATTCATTATTGGAAAAAAGAAAGAAATGAAGAATATAGTACAATATATGTTGATGTAGATTTATCATCAAGATCAACAGATTTAAAAGGGTATAAATTAACAAAAGTTTATTTTGGTTATAAAATAGAAAATACAGATATATTTGATTTAAATACAATTATTACAAAAAAAACATTTGATCCCACAAATACAATACCTTTATCAATAACTCAAATTGGATATAATGATATAAATTTGGAATCTTCAATTAATGTAGCAGAACATTATCGTGGTATAGAAATAGGTAATCCATTTTATATAGAACACGATAATATATTAAATATAGAATTATCAATATCTTCTGCTGCAACGTCAGATTTTTTATTTTATGGTTGTAATTTAGAATTTGATAGAAATGATTTATAAAATATAATCATCTAATTGTAAAAAATTTATATCACAATCTTTATCCATTATTTCAAATTCATTAAAATTATTTATTTCTTTTAAATTTAATAAATCACGAACTTTTAATTTATATAATATATTATGTTTGCCATTTGGACCAATAATTGATAATGCTCGTTCTGTCATATTTATATTACCATTATAAGCAACATTTATAAATAAATCTGTTGTATTTTCTTGATTTTTTAAATTTTCAATTTTTTTTTTTATATTTATATTATTTTTTCTATTTATTTTTAATTTATATTCTAATCCTTCATTATTAATATAATTTAATATTATTAAATCATTATCAATATCATAAAAATTATTAAAATCTGGTATTTTTTCTATTTTTTTTTTTTCAAAAAAATATTCATAATAAATATCATACAAAAAAAAAATAGGATTTAATAAATAATTATATAAATAGTCGATCATTTTATATAATTATATAATTTGTTATTTATATTAAAATAAAATTTATTATTATTAAAATATTATAAAATGTCTATTCCGCAAGTTAATATTGATAAATTAAACTTAATAATCAAAAGTTTAGATACTAATTTAACTTTACATCCTTTAATTATTGTTCTTAGTATTTTAACTATTATATCATTGATTATTAATATTACTTATTTTTCGATATTATCATATAATTTATTAAAAAAGAAAAATAAACCGAAAAGAGGTAGTAGAACCGATTTATATCTTGAAAATGAGGAGTTATTATCACCAATACTAGATCCAACAAAAAATAAGTATTTACGATTATAAATTAAAATTTATTTAATTTGAATTCTAAATACGAGATGAATCAATTGAGTATGATTTTGATTCTAATAATATTTTTTATTGTGTGTAGTTGGATTATATTGCGTTGTATTCAAACAGAATATTATGTAAATGATTATTATGATTTACAACAAATAAGAGAACAAATAAGAGAACAACATCATAATCAAATAATTGAAATGCAAAATATGCAATTAAATTTAGAAGATACTAGTTATAAAACTGATCGGAGATTAATCAAATCATTACAAGAAAAATATAAAATTAAAATAAATTATAATGAATATTATGAAATTGAAAAATTTGAATCAAAAGATAATGAAAAAATTAATTGTATTATATGTTTAGAAAACTATAAATATAATGATTTTATTGCATTAATGAAATGTAATCATAGATATCATTATAAATGTATAAAAAAATGGTTAAATTATAATCCAAATTGTCCAATCTGTCGGAAAGATATAATTGAAGAACGACCAGAAGAAGTAATCATAAATATTAATTAAATATTTGTTAATAATATATACTCTATGACTTTTTATAAATTTTTAATAATAATTATATTTTTAATATATTTATATAATAGATTAAAACAAGGTCCATATATTTCTCAAAGTGGAAAATATTGGAAAGTAATAATACAAAAGAATAATTTTGATAAATCATCTTTAAATATAAATAAAGGTGATATAGTTGAATTTATAAATCATGATCAAATTAGACATACAATTAAAACAAATAATATGAATATTCAAAATAGCCCAATATTATTCCAAAATGATATATGGCAATATAAACATGAAATAAATAATGATGTTATATTTGAGTCATCATTATATAGTAATATGAATAAAATAATATTAAGAAATAAAGATAAAGATAAAGATAATAATAAAAATACATCAATAACAGAATTAAAAACAAATATAAAAGAAATAAAGGAAAAAATAAATGAGAAAAAAACAAATTTGATAAATAAATTAATGAATGTATTAAAATAATTATATTGAAATATTATATATTTTATAATGAAATTTAATTTAATATTTTTAATAAGTTTTTTATTTATAATTATCATTATTTTATTTATTTTAATGAAAAAGAATGAACAAAAAATTAAAGATCAGGAAGATAATAAAGAATTTATAAAATTAGATTATAGTTATTTATTATTAGTATTATCATTCGTATTTATATTAATTATACTTTTTTTCAAAATATTATTAAATGATATATTTATTCGATTTGTATATAAATATACAAAATTAGGATTATATTTAAGAAATATGAAAGATTTTTTAAGTTATGAAAAAATTGAATTAACTGAAAAAATAATAAATCAAGAAGGAGGAATAATGGGTAAATATTATAATAATGATTTGCCATTAAGTGATTGGAGTTTAAGTAGTATTGATTTTTAAATAAAATTTATAAATATTAATATTTTATATTATGGGAATAAAAAATATTAATCGATTATTGAAATCAAAATGTAATCAAGGAATATCAAATATATCAATGGAAAAATTAAGAAACACATATATTGGAATAGATACAAGTATTTATTTATATAAATATACATATATGGGGAATATGTTAGAGTGTTTTTTAAAACAAATATATCATTTATTAAGTTATGAAATTACACCAATTTTTTTTTTTGATGGGAAACCAACTGAAGAAAAAAAAAAATTAATAGAAAAAAGAGATAATGAATATAAGAAAAAATTAGAAAAAATTGAAGAGATGAAAAAAGAATTAGAACAATTAGAAAAGATTGAAGAACCATCCGATGATATAATATTACAAATACATTTAAAAGAAGAACAAATTAGAAAAAAGAATAAAAGTACAATAAGAATAAATAAAAATGAATTAGGAGAATTAAAAAAAATATTTAAAAATTTAGGAATATATTATTATGAATGTAATGGAGAAGCAGATATATATATGAAAAGTTTTTCAAAAAAAAAATTATTAGATTATGTTATTACTGAAGATTTGGATTTTTTAACACATGGATGTGAAAATATTTTATATAATTATAATTATACTTCAGAAAAATTAAAATTATATAATTTAAATCAAATTTTAAATGATTTAGAAATGAATTATAAATCATTTGTAGATTTTTGTATTATGTTAGGTTGTGATTATTCATGTAAAATACCAGGATTTGGTCCAAAAACTGGATTTAAATTAATAAAAGAATATAAAACTTATAATTCTTTAAAAGAAAAAAAACGAATTAAAATACCAGAAAATTTTAAATATGAGGAATCATTAAATATGTTTATTAATGGTCCAGAAATAATAAATGAAAAAAAATCATTAAAACTTCAAAAAAATAATATAAATAAAAAAGAATTAGAAAAAATGAATTTAAATATGAGAATAATAGAAAAAATTATATTAAAAATTCAAAAAAAGAAATATGAATTTAATATATTAGATTTTTTACATAATAAATAAAGAATATAAAAATTCCCATATATGATAAATGACATCTGATAACCAAATAATAGACATTCTGTCATTTTTATTATATAAAATATAAGTATTGACAGAAGATAAGATAAATATAGGTATATCAATTTCAAATTCAAACCAATTAAATTTAATTTTTGATTTTTTTTTAAATATATAATATGATAATATTTGACATAAAGATAATATAATTAATAAAAATAATAATGAAGTATCAGTATAAAAAATACTATATAAAACATAATTTATACAAATTGAAATTATTATACAATATTTCCAATTTAATTTACTATTTTTAATTATACTAATAAAATTATCATTAAAACGATGTAAATGTAAAATAAAAGCAAAATAAGAAGTAATAAATTCAATAGTATTATCAGTATTAAAAATTCTAAATAAAGTGAAAGATAAAGTATAAATTTCCAAAGGTAATAAAGCTAAAGGAGAAGTCATAATATATAATTATAAAATTTATTAAAAATAAAAAAATAAAGATAAGTAATAAATGGTAAAAATAAAACCCAAATGTTCAATCTGTTTAGAAGAAATTAAATTATCTGATAAAATTCATTTAGATTGTTGTCATCAAGATTTTCATTTAAAATGTTTATGGAAATGGCAGATAATTAAAGATAATTGTCCATTATGTAGACATACAGAAAAAAGTAAATATAAATCAATTAATAATTTATTTTTAGGTATAAAATTAATTTTTGAATTAAAATAAAATATATCAAATATATATAATGAATATAGACGAATATAAAAATACAAAGATTAAAGAATTATCTGAAAAAGATTATAAAATCGATAAAAAAGTAATAATAATGAATAATAAAAAAACAGGACTAGTAGTATTTTATAATTATTGGTGTGGTTATTGTCAAATGGTAAAACCAGAATTTATAAAACTTACAAAAAATAAAAAATATAATTTTTATGCAGTGCATGGAGAAAATCCATTAAATAGAAAAATTTTCGAACATTTTTTAATCCAAGGAGTGCCGCAAATTAGATATATTTATAAAAATGGAAAAATTGGTGATATTTATAATGGTGAAAGAAATGCCCAGAGTATGTTACAAGCATTAAATAGAAAATATCAAAAGGGAGGTTATATTGGTGGAGGATTAAAAAGACGCGAAGAATTAAAAAAATTAACAAAACCAGTATTATTAAAAAGAATAAGAAAATATGAAAAAAAAGAAAATAAAAAAGCAAAAATTAATATGAGTCATAAAAAACAAGTAATGATAAATTATATTGATAAAAATGTTAAAGAAAAAAGAGTTCATTTTAATTTAGATAAAAATGAAAAAAAAAATATCGGAGAAAGAACATCAATCGAAAGAGAAAATCGGAAAAAACAACTTAGAAAAATAAATACAAATAAAAAAAAGAATAGATCAAATGCAAAAGCATTATATAAAGAAATACCGAAAAAAGATAAATATATTGAAATAAAAAAACATAATAAAAATAAAAAAAACAAATTAAAAAAGAAAGAACCAATGAAATTTATAAAAATGACAGGAAAAAAAAAAAAATTATATAAAGATTCCCAAGAAAAAATCGAATATAAAATAAAAAATAGAAAAAAGAAAATCCAAGTTGATATTATTCATAAACAAGGAGATGAAAAAATTAAAATACATCAAAGTTATCCAAAAAATGATAATAGTTTGGCAACAGAATATAAAGTAAAAAAAGATTTATTAGAATATGTCAGAAATACAATTGATAATAATTAAATAACTAATTAAATAAATAATAATATAATATATTATTATATATTATTATGGCTTTTACATTTTCAAATGGAATAGAAATTTTCTCTGAAGATAATAATATTGGTTTAAATGTTACACAACCTCGAAGAACTATGGATATAAAAGGTGATTTGGGAATTACCGGAAATATTTATATTGGCACCACAAGCTTTATAAATAATAGTGCTAAAATAGGAATTAATACTACCGGGCCATCAACATCTCTTCATATAAATGCAACAGATGCCATTGTAATACCAGTGGGTACAAATGCACAAAGAGTTGATGTAACTGGTGCAGTTCGTTATAATACTGATAATTCGACATTTGAAGGTTATAGTGGAACATGGGGATCATTGGGGGGCATTATTGATGTTGACCAAGATACTTATATATCAGCAGAAACATCAGCTGGAACAGATAATGATCAATTAAAATTTTATACAGCTGGTTCAGAAAGATTAATGATAGATATTGGTGGCGATACTATAGTTCATGGTAATTTAGTAGTAGGATCAACATCAGCAGTTAATGGAAAAATTGAAATAGTAGGTAATATCGGATCAAAAAGTATAACAACAAATTCATATCTTAAATCAACAACTAGTGGAACATTTATTGGTATATCTGGTGCATCAATTAATAATTCATATTCTTTATATGCAGATGGTAAAATAGCAGCATTAGAATTTAATGCAATATCAGATATCAGAGTAAAAGAAATTAAAAACGAAAGAAATATAAATGATGATTTAAATATAATAAAAGATATAAAAACTTATAATTATGAATTTCTTGATAAATTAGAACATCAAGATACTAAAAAGATTGGTTTTATAGCTCAAGAAATAGAAAAAATAAATCAAGATTTTGTAAATAAATCAAAAAGATTTATACCAAATATTTATAAAATATTTCATTTTGTTGCTGAAGATGAAATAGAAATATATAATGATACTGATATAAATATTAATGATATTTTAAAAATAGAAGTAAAACACTCTATTACCAATAGTTATGAATCTTTTATAGTCAAAGTAATTGATAAACAAGAAAATAAGATAAAAATTTATGGAAAAGAATATGATCTAAATACAAGGATATTTGATGAAAATGTATTTATTTATGGAAAATTTGTTAATGATTTTTTAACTATTGATATTAATCAAATTTTATCTGTGAATACAAATTGTATAAAGTATTTAATTAATAAGATAGAAAGTTATGATAAAGATATATCTCAAATAAAAAAAAAATTAGATATTTCATAATTTAATATTCAAATATATTATATCTGTATCCATTATTTTAATGAAAATAATTTAATATTAATAAAATAAAATTTATTAATATTAAATATAAATATAGAATCAATGGATATTAAAAAACTATATTATGAATTTATTGATTATAATTTAATTCATAATATTAATGATTTAATAGAAATATTAGAACATTATCCATATTATTATATAATAGATCAACATCCTGATATAGATTTATTAAAAATCAGAAAATCTACAAGAACAGATTTATATGAATCATTACAAGAAGAACATAAAAAATATAAAAAAATATTAACAAATATGGTAATAAATAAATATAATCATATGGATTTTTATTATTTTGGAAAAGAAAAAAAAGAAATCAATAAAAAAGAATTATATAATATTCTCAATAGAGATATAAAATTAAAAAAATTCTCATTTTATAAATATAATGATAATATAGAATATCATTTATGTTATATAAATAATAAATGGAGTATAACAACAAATAATCAATTAGATATTTATTCAATACAAAATAAATCTTTATTTGAAACTTATACATTATATGAATTATTCTATAAAGCATTAAGTGCGCACCAAATAGATTTAAATCATATAAATAAGAATTATAATTATATAATGACATTAAATACACCAGAATCATTTTTAACAATACAAGAAAGTTCTCATATATATTTTCAAATAATTGCGATAATTGATAAAAATACAAATAAAGAGATAGAAATTACTAAAAAAATATTAAGAAAATTAAAATTATTAACATTAAATGTACCATTGAAAATTTTTTTCGAAGATATATTTCATTTTAAAAAAGATATTGCACTTAGTCATAATAATCAAAGATTAATAATAAAAAATAATGAAACAGAAGAAAAATATATTTATAATTATCATAAATTTAATATAAAATATATTATATTAAAAAAATTTAATAACGATCCAATTAGATATATCAAAGATTTATTATATTATAATGAAATAAATATATTACTGAATTTTTTTCCAATATATACATATTTCGTAAATAATTTTATAAAATTAATAAATGATAAAATAGAATATTTAATGAAAAAATATATTGATATTTATATTAAAAAAGATTTTTCTGGAGAATATTTACCATATGACCAAGAATTATTATTGAAAATACATATAATTTATAGAAGAACTAGACGAAAAATAAAAAAAGATGATATACGTTTTTTATTATTAAAATTAGATACAAAAAAAACAAATAATATTTTTAATATAAATTATCAATTGTCAGAATAAGTTTTATTTTTTACAAAATATACAATGATTAATATTTTTTTTAAATGAAAAATCTTTACAATTAATACAAATAATTTTTTTACATTTTAAACAATTAAATATTTTTTTTTTTTTATTACAAAAATAACAAGCAAAATGCATAATAATATATTATTTAATAATATATTATTATTAACTTATTTAACTATCTATTTGTAAAGATCATCTTAACCAAAAGTATTTTCGCTAGAATAAATAATATAAAGAAACCCATCTTCATCTTCATAATCTTGATATATTTTACTTAATAATTGAGAAGATGATGGTATTGTATTATTAATAAATAAAAATAAAGCTTTTTCTGGGTTTAATTTAATTCTTTTTCTAATAACATATAAAAATTGACCAACTGTTAAATCCATTGGAACTAAATATTTATTTTTATCTATATCAGGAATATCAGAATTATTATTTTTTTCACAAATAATTGGAACTCTTTTTGGATATTTTAATTTAATACGAGTAGATTCTGATTTTCTTTTTGTTAAATCATAATTATTACGAAATTTCGATTGATTTTTATTTTTTTTTATTATATTTTTAAACGACATTTGATATATAATATATATATATAATTTTATTTTCCAGTTGAACCATAACCTCCTTTCCTATTTAACTCTGGATTTGTAAATTCTTTAACCACTTCTAATAATTTAAAAGGTGTTAAATCTGGTGTAACTAATTGAAATAATCTTGTACCTTTTAATACATTATAATCTGTATTTTTAATATTATCAACATAAGCAGAAATATTATTTTGATAATATGCATCAATTAAACCAATACTATTTGCTAATCGTAATGGTGTTTTAATGATAGAACTTCTTGGTAATAATAAATAAGAAACATTATAAGGTTCACTTTTATTACCATCTTCTTTTACATCAACACATAATAATTCACAAGAAATACCAAAATTAATTTTTGCTGATTCACCTTGTTTAATTTGAATATTTTCTGTACAAAATAAATCAATTCCCGAATCACCTATATTATAATGAGTATGATTTTTATACATATTTTCAATTTCTTGTGTATTTCCAATAACTCTTAAAGTATATTCTTTCTTCATTTTATATTTTTTTAGTTATTTCAATTTTAAAAAAAATCATGAATACATTCGTAAAACAATTGGATTAATTTTATATCCAGTATCTTTTAATAATTTATCGACCATCTTATTATTCATTATTAATTTATTATTGATAATTTTAAAATCTTTAATATAATAAGATAATTTATCTTGATTATAATATCTTAATACATTAATTTTTCTCATTATAATTTCTATTACTCTTTTTAAATTTCTTACACCTTTTTCATTATTTAATTTATTAATGATATATCTCAAATTATTATCTGAAAATTCAACTTTAAAGTCATAATTATTTAATTCTCTTGGTATTAAATAATTTTTAGCAATTTGTAATTTATCTTTATTATTAAAACCATCGACTTTGATAACTTCTAATCTATCTTTTAAAATTGGATCAACATTTTTAATATCATTTAATGAAAAAATAAATATACATTTGGATAAATCTAATTTAATATTCCCTCCAAAATAATAATCTTCGATTTCATGATTTTGAGAAAAATCTGTTATTTCTATTAATTTATTAAATACACTTAATGATCTTTTTACATCAACTTTATCTAATTCATCTAAAAAAATTATTGGATTCATACAACCAGTTTCCATTAACATTCGTGAAAATCTCCCACATGTTGCTCCTTCATATGTAAATGAAAACCCAGATAAATAATTCTCATCTGATATCCCTGCTAATGAAAATGAACAAAATGGTCTATTTAATGCTTTTGATAATCCATCTCGGATTAATGATGTTTTGCCTACCCCAGGTGGTCCTTCAATTGCAATACAATGTCCCTTTTCAGAATTAGTCATTAACCATTTAGTAGTAATTTCCATTAATGTTTCTTTAACTTTTTTTTGACCAAAAATTGCTTTATCTAAATTATTTTTAAAATTTGATAAAAAAATACCCAAATCTTCAATTTTTGGTTTATCACAATATTTACCAAATGGTATTTTCATTACATTATTAACCCAATCTCTTGTTTTATTATCATCGTGGCTATGCATACTATTATTTAATGATTCTAATTTTTCAAAAATTTCAAATTTTACTTCGATTGGTAAATCTAATTTAAGAATTTTTAAATTATCTGGCAATAATGTTTTTGCATAATCTTGGATTTTTTTATATTCATTTTTTAATTTATCTTTTTCTTCATTCTTTAATTCGGTTTTATTAATTTGTTTGCACATTTCATCATAATTATGCTTCTCGAAAGTATCTTCTTCTATACTTTTATTATCAATACTTTTAATAGATTTCCCTTCTACTCCTAAAAAAAAATTTAAAAAATCTTTATTTTTTTCCATTTTTTTTGAAAATTTTTCTACCATTTCATCTTGAATATCTATGATAATTTCTTCTGGTGTAAGATCATAATCTTCGTCTTCTTCACTTTCATCTTCTTCACTTTCATCTTCTTCACTTTCTATATTCATATCTTCTAATTTTTCATAATCTGTTTCTTGAAATCTATCTAATGGTAATATTCCAAATGTATGATTTAATAAATTTTGTAATTTTCTTATTTGTTTTTCATTTATTCGTTTTTTATTATAATTCATGAAATCGAATTCTTCATTTCTATATATATTTTGAAAATATTCATATTCTTCTTTATCTTCTAATGATAATACTAAACTTAAATAAATATCATTCATTTTTTCTGCAAAATCTTTAAATGATCCATCTTTTTTATCAAATCTTCTTTTCTTATTTTGATGAATCTGTCCTTCTACTAAATCTATTAGTAATCTTTTTTTATTGGATTTATTTTGTTGATTATCTTTATTATTTGTATCACTCATTATATATTTTTATAATTTATTTTTTTATATCATTCAATTTTAAAATCCATAATATCATAAATTAATAGTTTTAATAGTATTTATATAATGTAATTAAAATTGAATTTAATTAACTTTAATAAAATGGAAATTCGTGATAGTATTAAAAAAAAATTTTCTGATATTTTAAATGATCAAGATTTATCTTTGAAAATTGAAATGAATATTTTCGATTTTATTACTGATTATTCTAATCAAAACGATATTATTATTGATTTTGATAATAATATATTTAAATTATTATATATTGCTAAATCCCGTCAAATTTATCATAATTTAGATGAATCTTCTTACATTAAAAATTTAAAAATAAAAAATTTAATTAAAAAAAAAAAAATTATTTTAGAAAAAATTTGTAAATATGAACATAAAGAATTAAAACCTCTAAAATGGAAAAAATTCAATAAAGATATTGAAATTTTAAATAGTGAAATTTCTGATTTTAATACAGAATTAAATACTACCGATCAATTTAAATGTCCTAAATGTAAGAAAAATAAATGTGTTTATTATCAATTACAAACTCGTTCTGCTGATGAAGCCATTACTAGTTTTATTACTTGTATTTATGATGGTTGTGGTTTTACTTGGAAAGAAAATTAAATTAAGAATAAATTGGTATAAACTATAAATGGGTAATTATTTTTATAAAAAAAATCAAGTAGATGATTTTCAAATCCATCCTCAAATTATTAAAAGAATGAATAATGAATTTAATAATTTTATAAAATATGGTAAAAGAATAAATTTTTCTCAAAATTTATTAGATAATTGGCATCAAGAAGAACTTTTTTAAAAAAAAATTATTTATTTATAATAAACGAAAAATTTTAGCATAAAATTTTGTATTAGAATCAGTATTATTACTCATAAAACCAATACCGCTTATATTTGAATTAATTGTTGCTAATGATGTCAAAGATGATGAAATTTTATTATTTTGTACAGAAGAACCATCTAAAGAAGAACATTTTGATTCTCCAATTATTGAAGTATCATATGGTCTAGAAGATGTTCCGATCCACATATTTAATATTGAAGTAAATACTCTTGTTCCACTTGTTGATCCTTCACTCCATATTAATTCGCCATATGTATTTCTACTAGAAGAAATAATATTACTACCAGTATATGATATTATTTCATTATGATAAGAATTAGTATCATTAACTTCACCATTAGTATCAATTATTCTCCAACTTATATTTGGTTGATTTCCATCACCAACCATTTCGCCCCTAATATGTATTTTATAGTGTTGTAATTCATTTTCCATTGATGTTATTGTATCAAAATTAAATTGATTTGTTGTATAATTTGATGTTGATAATTCAGTTGTTGATATTGAATCAACAAAAATATATCCATTTGCCCCAATAATATCACATTTAGATGATTTTATATTTCCAGTTACATCTAAAGTATCATATAATGAAGTTGCTCCTGAAATTACTATTGAACCTTGTATATTACTATTACCGGTTACATTTAAAGATGCACAAGTTATATCCGAAGTCATATTTATATTTGAACCATATAAATCATTGATTTGTAAATCTGCATTAGCATAACCAGTTCCAGATTTATTTATAACTGTTGTTGGTTCTTCTTGTAAAGAAGTAAATAAAATATATTTTCCATCAGTTGCGTCTCTTATTAATCCAGTATATTTTGTTACAGTATCAATATATTGAGTATAAAAACCAGAATCAATAACATCACTAGTATTATTTGATGCTAATTGAATTAAACCATCTTCAACTTGAATAGTTTCAGTATCGAATGTAATAGAATTACCATATACATTTAAATCACCTTCAACATCTAAGTTTCCTTGAATTCTTGTTGTATTATTTATATTTAATTTTTCATTTAATTTTGTTATTTCGAGATCTTCAACATTTATTTGTTTTATATATATATTATTAAATTTTTTAGTATTTGAACCAATATCATATATATCAGTAGTTATTGGTAAAAAATTTCCTGATAATCCAATACTTCCATTAACTTCTAGTTTATTTGTTGGATTTGTTATACCAATACCTATATTTATCCCATTAGCTGAATAAATATTCCCAGTAGATGATTCAGTCCATAAATTATCAGTTACTTCACTAGAATTAGCAGTAATACCCTTAAGTATTAAATTACCTTGAACAAAACAATTTTCTTTAATATTGGCTGCACCATTAACTTCTAATTTATAATTAGGATTTGTAATACCAATACCAATATTACCATTATCATTTATTGTTAAATATTCATCATTATTTTTTATAATATGAAAATTAAAATTATCATCTGTTTTATCTTGTAATCCCCCACTCAATTTCCATTGATCTCCATCATTTGTTATTCCTAAACTCATTTCAGCATAAGGATTCCCGGATACATTAGTATTAGTTATTTCAAATTTTGGTTCTGTACTTTTTATTTGTAATGTAGCTTGATTTGTCACGCCACTAATTGCTATAACATCGACATCATTATTATGAATAATTAATTTATTATTATCATTATTTTCTAAATAAATCGAATTACTGGTTGTTCCAAATTTTATTCTTGGTTTTCGAAAAGACATTATAAATAAAATAAATATATAATAATCTTAGAAAATAAAAATTAATATATTTTTTAATCAAATATTATAAACCCATCATCTTCGTATTCATCATCAGTAAAATTTTCATCTGAATCTTCAGAATCAATATCATCAAATCCTCCAAATATCATATCATAAAAATCTTTGAAATCTTCTTCATCTAAATCAATATATTCATTATCATCATTTGATGAGAAAAATATTAATTCATTATAATATAATTTATTTTCAATTGGTTCGGGTAATTCTAATTTATTTATTTCTTTTTCTTTTCCATTTATATATCCATACATTTCTATTTTTTCAGCTTCGAAATCCCACATATATAATTTTTTTAAATCTGTTTGGTTTCTATTATTTTGTAATAATTCATGAATATTTTTGATTGTTACTTCTTGATCTAATTCTTCACTAATTACATTTTGTGATTTTGATATTATAATAAATTTTGTCATTTTATAAATATATAAAATACTAATATTAAATATTTATTTTATTTTAACCAATTTATATAACAATTTTTACAAATTATATTTCTATGATATGAATTATTTATATAATGAATTTCATATTTATTTTCTTTAATTTTTTTACATTTTTTACATTTAATTTTAATTGAAGGTAATGTTTTATCATTTAATTTAATTTTATTTTTTTCTATATCATTACTTATACTATTTTTTTTTTTATAAGTTTTTGAAAAAATTTTATAATTTTGACAATCTTTTTGAAAATTACAACATTGACAATAATAAATGATTTTTTTATTATTATCTTTTATAATTTCTTTTTTAAACAAATAACTTCCACAATCACAAAATTCCATCTTTTATTATATTAACATTTTCAATTTTAAATATATTATTAATATATATATTATAAATATGAATAATAAAAAAATTGCTCATACATATTGTTTGCCATATTATATTGATAAAAAAAATGAATTATTTATTTTAATGGGTTTGAAAAAAAAATATAATCTTAATCAAGGTTATATTCATTCTAATCCAGGACAATTAGTTTTTATTGGTGGTCATTTGAAAAAGAATACTTCTTTTCCTAAAAATGTCCAAATGGAATTTCATGAAGAAACTGGTCATATTTTAGATCCAAAAAGAATTTTCCTTGATAAAGATAATTACAAAAAATATTATATTACTGCTTATTATAAATGTAATTATACTGAATTTGGAAAATTCGATAAATTAATTAATAATAATGAAAAATTTAAAGAAATGGATAAACTTTGTTGGATTTCTTTTAATAAATCTATAAATATTATGATTAAATATAATAAAAATATTATTCAAAATATTCCTAAATTTAGTTTAGAGTATACAAATGAATTTAAAAAAAGAAAATGGTTTTTAAGTATCGAAATCAATGAATTAATTTGGGCTATTCGGAATAAACATAATTTAAATAAAAAAATAAAAAATCAAATAATTGTTGAAAATTATATTCATAATAATTTAAAAAATAAAAAATTTTTCGATAAAGTGAAAAAAATCATTGAAAAATATATTTATAAAATAAGTAAATATGATTGGTTTGAAGAATCTTTATATAAATTTAAATATTTTCAATATAATCAAAATAATAAAAAAAAATCTAAATCTCCTCCTAAAAAAAAAATATCAGAAAATAAAAAATCTAAATCTCCTCCTAAAAAAAAAATATCAGAAAATAAAAAAAAATATATTCCTCCTCATTTACGATAATTTTAAATTTCCATAATAATTATTGATTTTTATAAATTTTTTTTTAACTTCGACTAAATCTAATAATCCTGATATTTTTGATATTCCGTCCATTGCTTCTTTTGGCCTTTGGAAATCTATTATTAAAATAAATCGATCTGTTTCTGATTCATTAAAACCAGTATGATTTATTGAATCGTCAAATATAATATATTTTTTTTCATCATGATATACTTTTTCTTCATTTACAATTAAACCAGATTTTTCACTTTCAACTATTATTGGCAAATGACTTCTTAATATATGATTTGATATTGATGCCCAACCTTGATGAACTTTCAATTTTACATTTTTACCCATTCTACTTATTACTGCACTCCTAACATTTTTCAAAGATTTTACAAAATTATATATTTTTGGTATAAATCTTTCACAATTTTTTATCCACATTATATTTCCCGGTTTATTTGGTGGTAAACACACACATATTGGTATTATTCTCCATTTCATATTTTTAGGTTCTAATATTAAATCTTGATAATATTCCCAATTAATCCAAAACATATTTATATTTTCTATTGTTTTAATTTCATATTGATATATTTCAATATTTTTTGCGAATTTCAATAAATTATTTCCTATATTTTTTTGATTATAAAATCTTTTTTGATTATCCATTTGTTTTTTATTTCTTTCTTCAATTTCTTTTCTCTTATCATCTATTATTTTTTGTATTTTTTCTATTTCTTTTTCCATTTAATAATAATTATTATTTTATTATTAAATTAATTAAATTAATCTTCGTCTGAAAATAAACATTGGTCTTCTCCCGATGAAAATAAACATTCTTCTATTATTTCATCTTGTTCTTCTTCATCTGATGATATTAAAGGTAAATTTTTATATAATTCTGTATCTGGCAATTCAATTTTTAATTCACTAAAATCTTCTGTATTTCCATCTCCATCTAAATCTTCTCTTCGTAATAAAATTTCTTCCCATACTTCATATAAATTATTTTCTACATCTTTTTTTATCCACCAATCATCATCCCTTTTCACTCTTACTACTGAACTAAATTCCAATTTCCAATATACTTCATTTATATATGTATTTAATTCTGTTGATTTTTTATCTAACCATTCTATTTGTTTATCTGTTGTTAAATTCATAGGTGGATAAAAATATTTTGATTTCCATTCATCATTTTTATATTCTCTTATTTCTCCAATAATCCCTTTTTCTAAACCATAATAATTTCTTCTATCTTTTGGAACTTTAATATGATCAATATCAAATGTTTTTGGTATAATATCTAAATATTCAAAATCATCTATTTCAAATTCATCATTTCTATATTCTTCTTCGCATAAATATTCAGTTATTTTACATTCTAAAAAATCACAAACATCTAATTGACATACTTGTAATTGTGTTTGCATTTGTACCCAATAATGATCTGGTACTACTCCAGTTATTTCTCTTCTTGATGGACATTTGATTTCTAACATTATACCAGTTGTTGATATTCCATCTGGAGATGCCCCTAATATATCAATTTTTGGATGTTGAATTAAACCAAATTCATCAACTTTCATATTATATCTAGATTCATATATTTGATTTGCTATTTCTTCATATTTTTGTCCATGAAATGTATATTTATTTCCCTTAAATGGTTTACCTAAACCACATTTTTTTCTTATTATTTGATTTCTACTATTATATTTTGAATATCCTAATACTGCCCCTATATCTGATGCGGTTAACATATTTTTTCTTATATCAAACCATTCTTTTGATAATTGTTCTGGTTGATTTAATTTTTTTAAAAATTGAACTTTTTCTTTTAAAATTTTTTCTTTCATTTCTTTTAATCTTTTTAAACTATTAACGTTTTGTTCTATTAATTTATTTATTCCTTGAATTTTTGTATCATAAAAATCATAATGTTCTTGAACTTTTTTTTTATTTTTTTTTTTTAAAAGATTTTCTTTCATTTCTGTAAATTTTTTAAAAAATAATATATAATTAATTTCATCATCTTGATTTTCTATATTATATTTGTTATAAAAATCAATTATATTTTCATATGTTAATTCTTCCATTTTATATTATTATTATTATTATTTTAATAAATTTTATTAATTATTCTATTATCTTTATTTGATAAAATAATTCAAAATAATTTATTATATTTTACTAAAAGACCCATATATTCATCGAAATTTTTTCCATTAAAACTTACTAATTTTCTATAAAATAAATTTTCATCATCATTTTCTTGAATTAAAATTTGAAATTCTGTTAATTCATTAATGAAATCTTTCATTAATTCATCATCTCCCTTTCCAGATTTCCCATTTGTATATTTAACATATTTTCCATAAATTTTTTTTTTTACTATAGAAATAACCAATTGTCTAGTAGTAGCTTCTTTTACCATTTTGTGATATATATATCTAAAAGTAAATATTTAATACATTTAATTATTTATTTCATTTTCTTTTTCAGTTTCACTAGCTGTTGTAGTATCATATTTTGAAATATCATCACTTTGAATATTAATTACAATATAATCATCTACGATATTTGTTTTTTTAATATCTCTTTTTTTTAATAAATATCTTGCAAATCTATAAAAATAATAAGCATATGTATAATTATCATAACAACGAGCAAGAAAGAAGAGTACATATATATAGTTAAATAAATTCATTTTAAAAATATAATATATATAATATATATTTAATGGAGAAAAAAAAAAAATCAAAGTTAAAAAATATTAATTTAGATCGTCAATTCTTTAATATAAATACTAAAGGTTCATTTAATGATAATAAAATGATATATAATAAAAAAAATAATCCCCATTATTTAGATAGAAATCAATTTTCAGAAAATATTCTTCAAATTAAAAAAAAAGATGATAAAATAAATAATATGAGATTTGCTGAATATCAAACTATTAATAAAGATATGCAAAATACTGATAGAATTAATTCTTTTTTAATTAATAAAGAGAAACAACAAAATAATTCTCCATTTGATAGATTAATTACAAATAAAACTACAGAAAATATCAATTTAATACCCGAAGATACAAGTAATAGAAATCATTTATTTTTTAAAAATAAAAATAATAAAAAAATAAATTTAGAAAAATTTAATCCAAATATCGATTATTCAAAATTTTAAGTTGTAAATTTAGTATTAACGTTCATAGAAGCAATTTCCATAAATAATAATTTCGTTGCATATGGTAAATTGATTTTTGAAAAATCATTTTTGTTATCACATTTTAAACAATTATAAATATCATTGTTTACATTGGCAATAATTCCGCATTTATTACAAATATGAACTTGGAATTTATCAGAACATTCAAAAGTTTTTTCTTTTAAGAAATATGAAGCTCCATGAGATAAAATACAATCAGTTTCCATTTCTCCTAATCTTAAACCACCATCGCGAGATCTTCCTTCGGCAGGTTGCCGAGTTAAGATTTGAATTGGTCCTCTAGCCCGAGCATGTATTTTATCTTTAACCATGTGTTTTAATCTTTGATAAAAAGTAGGGCCAATAAATATTTTCGATTTAATTTTTTCACCACTTTCACCATTATATAAAGTTTCATAACCTTTATGTTCAAAACCCAAATTATCTAATTCATTACATAAATTATCAATATTAACTTTCTCAAAAGGAGTCCCATCAAAAAATTTTCCTTTCATAGAACCAATTTTCCCCATAATACATTCAATTAATTGAGCAATAGTCATTCTACTAGGAATAGCATGAGGATTAATAATTACATCAGGACAAATACCATCTTCGGTAAAAGGCATATCTTCTTCTGGTAAAATTAAACCAATTGTCCCCTTCTGACCATGTCTGCTACTATTACCAGTCCAAGTAGGTTTCCCATTTCTTCTAGTATAAAAAATATGATTTTTAACTTCTAAACAATAAACATAATCATTGTAATCTATATACTTTTCTTCTTGAATATTTTGAGTTTTATGATGACCATGATTGACAGAAGGTTCATTTTTTAATCTATTAATACCAACTCTATAAGCAACACCAATACTTTTTATTTGTCTTCCTCTAATAATACAATTTTTATCATTTTGTTCTCTAATATAAATATTAGCAGACCAACCACATAATAAAACTAAATGTTGAACAGAGTTTGCTAATTTTTGAGAACTTGTATAATAACTATAAGAACCAGATTTTGTAATATGACCATCACCTTTCATCATACCTTCTAAAAATAATCTAGCTTGTTTTTGACTTAATTTAAAAATCCATTGAGGAAGTTCTTTATTTTTAGCACCAACACTATATTTTATTAAAAATTCACATAAAGTTTTATTATAAATATTAATTTTGTCATTACCATGTAAAGTATAATTTAAATTTAATTTATTAATAATTTCACATATCCATTTTTTTGTATGTGTTTTAGTTTGTGATAATGTAATAACATAATCAATTGTTTCAGTATTTCTATTTTTTCTTAATCTATTAGAAATTCTTGCCCAACCTTCAGCAAACCAAAATCCTAAAAATGATAAAAAATCATTAAAATTATATTCAGTTCCAAAATCTAAATTAATTTTAAAATCTTGATTATTATTTATACAATTCTTTTTATATTTAATATTTTTACCAAATAATTTTTCTGCCTCTATTAATTCATAATTATTTTTTCTTCTTTTTTTAACATACATTTTATGATTTAATGTTGTAACTAAATCAATTTGACTATTTTTAATATGATACATTTTACCAGTATGTCTAAATTTAAATGTTTTATTAATTTTATGATATTCTAAATTATGGTTTTCTGGATTTAATGTTGCAACAACATCATTTTCTGTAAGTTTTGTTATATTTTTCCAACCATTATTTGTTAATACATCATGTTCTGGAGTTAAACACATTTTATCAGCAATTTCCAAAGATCGAGTTGATCTAACTTTAACTTTCGCAATTCTATAACCATCAATATTATGATCTAAATTAACATTATCTACTATACCGTCTTCATTATGTCTTAATTGAATACTAGTATCTTTATATTTCATTTGTTTTTTTACAGTAGATATTTGTTTATTAATAATTGGAGTAATTTTTCCAATAATAACATCGTTGCCTTTTACTATAGTTTCTTTTCGAATTAATCCATTAAAATCTAAATTTTTATATGAACCTTTGCGAATACCAATACATTTATCTCTATCAGGAATACAAAATTTTTCTTGTGCCAATGATGTCATATCTTTTTTTTCTTCACTTTTATATGTTCTATACATTGTAATATTAAATAATCCTCTGTCTATTGATCCTTGATTAACTATAACGCTGTCTTCTTGATTATAACCAGTATGACAAGCAATTGCAATAACTAAATTTTGTCCAGCTGGTAAATCATTTAAACCTAATAAATCACTACTTTTTGTATATACTATTGGTCTTTGAGGATAATGTAAAATATAATTATAAGTATCCATTCGTTTATTAAAATTAGTTAAAGAATAACCAATAGATTGTTTGCCCATGGCTGAATTATGAACGATGAAATTATCACCTGCGATGAATGAATGATTTTCCGATTCTGTAGTAATATCAGAAATCATATTTTTATCTTTTTGTAATTCTATTATCTCAATTGGTACAAATAGATGATTATTTTTTATCTTAACTTTTTCAATAAATTCTTCGATTCTTAATATCCCATAACGTTTTTTATTTTTTGGACATCTTATTTCTCTTTTATTTAAATAACTTCTTCTAAAATCAGAAACAATTCTTGTTTCCATTTTTATAATTTTTCCAATTTCGGAATTTGTTTTACCATTATCAATATATTTTCGAACTTGTGTAATAAATTTTATATGTTTTTGTCGTTTTATTTCTTTATATTTTAAATATTCAATTATTAATCCACTTTCTTGATTTTTATAAAAATCATATGGATAACCAATTATTTCATAAAATTTGATTAAATTTTCTTCTTTTTGAGAAAATCCCAAATGCATAGTCTGTTTTCCATAATTACCTTTGAATTGCCTAATATAATTTACCTCTATTTCGAATTCTTGTAACATATTACTTACCTGTTCTAAAAATTCTTTAAGAGAATTAATATGTTCTGGAGTTTTTGACATTGAAATAGTATTCAATGTATAATTATATGTTCCGTTTTTTAATCGATTATATCTTATTTTAGATCCATCTCCACTAAAAAGTCCTGATAAAAAACCCTTTTTAATATTTTTACTACCTGTTAAAATCCATTTAGGTATGGTTGATGCTTGAGTTGTTTTTTCCCCATATGTTGCCCCTAGTGTTATTAATAACATAGGAAATACACCATTATATGTCACGTCAAAAGTATGATATTTAGTACCATTACAAAAACGAGTTCCTTCCAAAATTTTTCTTTTACCAAAACCCAAATAATCAATATCATTAACTATTTTTAAAACACTATCATACTTACCACAACAAAAACTTGCTTGGCCTGATGATTTTTTATATACATTCAAACAACCATCTGATAAAATGAAACCAATTAATTTTGATAATAATTCAGTCTTAAAATCGTTAATTTTCACGTTAAAATAATCTAGTTCTTTTAATTTCAATACATATTTTTCTACTTGTCTTTTAGATAAATTAAATTTATAACAAGTATTTTTAAATTTTTCTTCATTTAAAATAAAAATATCATCTTTCTTTTTAATATTATTTTCCAAAGTTTTTTGTTCTAATGATATACCAAGTAATGTATTTTTATCAAATTCTTTAACCATTTTCCATCCACTTGATGTCATAAATTTATGATCTTCCGTTGCTGTAATTTCTCTGCCAGATATTGTTCTAATTTTATATATTTTCTTTTCTGTTTTTCTTACATATTGATTAATTACTTTTGTTCGTTCATAATTTAAGGTGATTGGATTGAATGACATCACTTCTTCGCCAATTTTAATATTTTTTATAGATTTTCTAGTTCCGTCAGCCATTAAAACTGGTTCATTCGGATCTAAACATTGATAAGTATTTCTAGGAGATTGATTGTGATCAGGAAAAGGAATTAATGAAGCACATACACCAAGAATAAGACTTGGATGAATTTCACAATGAGTATATTTAATAAATTTATTATTTAAATTTTTAATATTTTCACATATCATTTTATTATCAATTTCATCTAAATCAATATATTCAATAATGTTTTCTTTAATTAAATCTTCAAAAATATAATTATTATTTTTAATACGATTAAAAAAATCTTTAGTTAAATTAACTTTATTATTTTTAATAACAAAAAAAGGTCGTAAAACTCTGCCTTCTTCAGTATTAATTTTAATTTTATTAAAATTATAATCAAAAATAATAGAAATAGTATATTGAATATAATTGAGTTTTTTTAATTTTATTAAATTATTATAAACATTGATGCCATCATTAGTATAAAAAAGAAGACATCCATCAATAAAAATTTTTGTTTGAGTATTTTTAATATCATTAATATTATCAATATCATTAATTTTTATACATTTAAATTTTTTAATATAATTTAACAATGGTCTTTTATCAATATTTGTACTAATAATTGTACTTAATGATAAATTTTTAACTAAACCAATAGCATGTCCTTCGGGAGATTCTGCGGCACAAATATAACCGAATTGCGAACAATGTAATTTTCTAGGTAATAACATTTTGCCTTTTTTACCAACGGGAGCATTGAGTCTTCTTACATGAGAAATAGTAGCGCTATATGTTAAACGATTAAGAACTTGTGCGACTCCAATTTTTTTATTTTCATAACCAACTTTGGAATTCCAATTACCTGTTGCCAAAGCATATTTTAAACCATTTTCAATAATATTAACTTTAATAAATTTTTCAACGCCGATAATTAAATTACTATTAATTTCTTTTTGTATAGATAATTTTAAAGATTTTATAGAATTTTTATATAATTTTCTAAATAATTGTGCAAATAAAATACCAGAAGTTTCAATTCTTTTATTTTTAAAATGATCTCTATCAGTAGTTTTTCTTTTTTTTAAAAGAATATCTAATAATTGTTTAGTCATATAACCTAAATAAAAAATCTTTTCTTTTTTTGTTTTACACATATTTAAAACTTTTTCATCAATAATTGATTCTACACTAATCGTTTTATTAATTAAGAATTTTTTAATATATTGTTCTAAATTTTTATAATTTTCAATATTTTCATAATAATGAATGAAAGAAGGTTTTAGTAATTGTAAATAATTTTCTTTATCTTTTAAATTATCAACATCATGTAAAATATATTTAATAATATCATGATCTTTTTCAACACCTAAATATTTAAATAAAATAATTAAAGGTATATCTGTTTTTAAATTATTAAAAGATGTATAGAACAAACATTTACCATTTAAATTTTCTTTACCTAAAAATTTAATTCTAAAAACATTAGCCATTTTAGACATACTATCATTGCAACGAATTTCACTAATATAAGAATATTTATTATCTTTTAATTTAAAATTAAAAATTTTATTATCACATAATCTTTCTTGTGAAATTAAAATTTTATCGTTACCATTAATAATAAAATAAGAACCAATATCATATTCACATTCATTTTCATCAATTTTATAATTTTCTTGATTTAATAAACAATATTGAGATTTAATCATTAAAGGTATATTACCAAATAAAATATGATCTTCTTTAGTTTTATTAAAATCTATAATATTATCATTTTCAATATATTTTGATTTAATTAAAATATCAATATATAAAGGTACTGAATAAGTCAATTGTTTATTTCTAGCCTCATGGGGATATAAAATATTTTTTCTACCATCTTTATCATTATATAAAGGGGTGCCATATCTAGCATTAGAAAAAGTTATTTCATATTCATAAAATTTTTTTTCATCTTTTTTATTTTTTTTAATAATAATTAATGGATTTAATTCTTTGATTATAGCATTGATTTGATAATTTAAAAAATAATTATATGAATCAATATGATGTTTAATTAAATATTTATTATTATTAGTATGAATTATTTTTTTAATAATATTCCAAATATCAGTATAAGTTAAATTCATTAGTATATTTTTATTAAAATATATTCAATTTTAATAAAATTATAATATTAAATGGATTATAATAATATTTAACTCATCTGATAATTCTTTAACTAAAGAATCATTTTTATAGTTTTCATTATATATTATTTTTTTAATTCCAGCACTAATTAAAGATTTAAAACAATTTAAACATGGATAATGAGTAATATAAGCAGTTGCATTATTAGTAGAAATATTTCTTTTTGCACAATCAATAATACTATTTACCTCTGCATGAACGGTCATTTGTTCATGATTATTTCGAATAACACTACGATGTTTAGTATTTGGCAAATGTCCATTATAACCACTACTAATTATTCTATTATTTTGAACTAAAATGCAACCTACATGTAAACGATGACAAGATGATCTTTTAGAAACTAATAAGGCTATAGCCATAAAATATTCATCCCATTCTAATCTTTTATCTAATTGAATAATATTTTGTTTTAATTGTTCCATAAGTTTATAATAAAAAATAAAATTAAATTTTAAAATTTTTTTTATAATAAATTAATATATTATGATGAAAAAGAAATGTTATATTTGTAAAAAAAAAATTAAATCAATTATTCCTTGTGAATGTAAATGTAAATTATTATTTTGTCGATTACATATGGATCCAGTTAAACATAATTGTACTTTTGATTATAAAGAAGAATATAAAAAAATATTAATTAAAAATAATCCAACAGTTTCCCACGAAAAATTCGTTAAATTATAACCAGTTAGCTTTGTTGATATTTGTTTTAATAATATCTATTTTTTTATCATTAAGTTTATGATTTATAGAACCAAAATCATTCTTTAAATATAAAATATTATTTGAAATTTTTATTTTTAATTTATTGGTCCATTCTTTTTCAAGAATTAATCCTCTTTTAGTAGATTCAAAAATATATTTACTTTTCCAACTACCAAATTTTCCATTAACCAAAAGATTAATTTTAATTTCATCTGTATTATCAATATTAGTTAAAATAATATGAAGACCTTTTTTACCTCTATTTTCGACCAAAGGATAAGTTAATATTAATTCTTCATCCGGTTCAATTATTTTTAAATTATTATTAATAGATTTTTGTTTTATTTTTTCTTTTTTTTCTACAATTTCTTTCATTTTAACCTTTTGTTCTTCTGCGATAAGATCTTCTTTTTTTTCAAATTTAGTACTAAATGATTTTAAATTATCAATTAAACTATCAAAAGTATTTAATTTTTTTTGTTTTTCTTCTTCTTTTAAGTCTTTACCAAAAATAATTTCTTTAATTTCATCGAGATTTTCATTGATTTTTTCAATGATTTCTTCTGTCATATCTTCAATATAATCTTTAATTTTTTCAATTACTGTTTCTTTAATATGTTGAATATCTTCTTTTAAATTATCTTTGACATTTATTTTTTTTCTAAATAAAATTAAATCTTTTAATTCTGTAGCATTTTCTGTTATTTTTTCAATTACTAAATCTTTTACATCATTACTATGTTTTAATGCATCTTCTTTAGTTATTTTTTCTAAATATTTTGCATCTTCTTCTACTTTATTTTGTTGTTGTGATGATTTATTTTGAATATCTTCAGTTAATTCTTGTAATTTTTCAATTAAATTATCTGTTTTTGTATCCTTTATTTTTTCAAAAAATTTAAATTTATCTTTTTTTTCATTAATTTCTTGTGGAACATAAATAACTTCTTTATTAATTTCAATAGAATAATCTGTTTTATCAGATTTTAAAGGTTGTTTATTTTTATTTTTATTTCGTCGCTCTTTTTTAAATTTATTTCTATTATTTCGCGATGGCATTATGTATTATATTATATACATATATAACTTTTTTTAATTTATTTTAATTTAAATTTAAAATAAAAATATATAAATAAATTATATATATTTATTATGTCTTTTGCTTTTTTATCTGATGTATATAATGATAATAAAGATGATAATGATTATGGATTAATCGTTAATAATATTTTAAATGTTGATAAAGAACCTGGTTTGAAAAAAGAATTTACCAGATTTAATCCAGTAGATGATCAATCGAATGAATTAAATTATAGTAATTTAGATGATATGAGTAAATTAATAGAAAAAAAATATAATGAAAAAAAAGAAAATGAAGGGCAAAAAAAAAATGAAGGGCAAAAAGAAAATTTTGAAAATGAAATTAAACAATGTGAAAATTTTTTAGAACATCTTGAAAAATGTTCTCGATGTAGACAATTCTTAATTAAAAAATTTAAATTAGATAAAAATCCCGAAGATATGAAAAGAGAACAATATCTTGATTTAGCAATTTTTACATTATCTGGTGTTTTTATTTTATTTTTATTAGATATAGTCTTAAATTTTGGAAAAAGTCTTAATAAAAAATAAAATTGAT